TGGATAACCTAGCAAAGCAATACAACGTACCTTTGTCTGCAGGGGATCTGGGTTCGTCGTTCATGCGCAATCTGGAGAACCTTGCTGGTCGGCTACCTGGCACTGGTCGCACGAACACGCTTACCAAGCAAGCACTTTCGTTGCGCAACATGCTAGACGAACAGCTGGCGAAGTTTAAGCCTTCTGCCTTCTCCAGCGGTGTGTATGAAGACGGTGACGAAGCAATGTTGTTGGCTGATAGCCTGCTCAAAGCGTACAAAGAAAAAACTGCTGTCAACAGAACATTGTGGCAAGGGTTGGAGGATACGCTTGCAACCACGCCAACGACAAAAGTGCGTCCCGCGAATTTGAGGTCTGCTCTGTTGCCACTGTTCAACAAGTACGGCAAACAGATCAACGCCATGCCCAACGAAGAAGCTGTGCGCATGTTGAAGTTCATTGCAGAGGAACCGGGCTCCGTTCGCAACGGATTGACATTCCAACAGATGCGCGAAATTCAAAAGGGTTTGGGTGAGCTATCTGGGCAGGCTGAGCGGCAAGCTGCAACAGGCAACACCTCCAGAGAGCTTGCAGCGTCTATCGGGGAAGCTTACAGCGCGATCATGAATGATTTGGATAGCTGGGGGCGCAATCTTCGCAATGGTAAAGCGCATGCAGCTTACAAGGCGGCCAGTGAAGACTACAAGACTTCGGTCTTGCCATATCGTAAGACACCGATGGTGAATAAGTTGGTTGCAATGACCGACACGGATCCTCTCGGGGATGGTTCAGTTCTGCAATATGGTGTAGACCCACAACAATTGATGGCGCTGCTGACTCGTCCATCCCAGGGACAGCTGTTACAGCGCATTGTGGGGTTGTCGGGCAATGATGGAAAAGAAGCCCTGCAGTACGGGTTATTGAAAACCAAATTGCACCCCACCTTCAATGAAGCTTCTGGGTCTCTGCGGCCTGCAGCATTTGGCAACAAAGCGCGACAACTAGAACCGCAGATGCGCATTTACACCCCAGAACAATCGAAGCTTGTGGAAGACACTACTCGCATTTTGCAAGCCGGTGACAGGGCAAATGCTAATGTGTACCATCCAGCAGACACAGTTGGTAGCGTACTGCTGGGTGCTGCAGGTGTTGCACACCCACTGGGGGCTGCTGCGGTGTTGGGCTCTGGTGATGCGCTTCAACGTGGGGCGTTCAGTAAGTGGGGCAAGAACCTGCTGCTAGCCAGCCCGCAATTGGTGCCCACCGCAGTTGGAGGCAAGCTGTCTCGAGGGCTGCCTGCTGGGGCTGCTTCTGGGCAAGGTCTGCGAATGTACAATTCGCTCATAGCACCCACAGATGATAATGAATGGGAAGACAGATGACCGGAGTATTGTCAAAATTACCTCGGCTTGTCACCTTTGCAGCTGAGGTGGGGCGAAACAAAGGAGTCCCAACTGAAGCAATAGAGCGGCTTGGGCAGTCGTACAGAGCTGCTGCTAAAGCAACTCCAAGGTATTTCGAGAGTGGAGTGACAACTCCTGCCAGAACATGGAAAGAGGCCAACGCAAGGTATGGAACTAATACGCGCATTATCGGCGCGGGTGAGTCTAAACCGCAAGGATTGCTAGAAGTGTCGCATGGCAAACATCCTGCTCAAATACAGCCTGTCTCGCACGCTTCTTCGCACATGCCAGACATAGATTACTTGCTTGCGCTGTCCGACATGATGGGCAAAGATGCTTACTTGCTCAATGCAACAGACCTTGCTAAAGGCGCTGGCGCTGCAAAGCGCATATATCCTGCGGTGTTTGATGTGCAAGGCTCTGCAGGCAAGTTGAATGTCGCAGATGCGGTGAGTCTGGACAACAAGGCTCGACGCAGTTTTCAGATGGCAGATTCCAACTTAAAATTTGGCGATTCAGGACACACGCTTATCGGGCCGAAGCAACTGAGTGTGCTTGGCACCACACCAGAGCAATTTTGGGCTGCCTCTCCGGATGCACAACTTGGGTTGCTGCTCACGGACGGTGCGCTGCAAGCTCGCAATCAGTTGCAACCTGCAGATTGGTTGTTCGAAGATGTCGCACAACAAACAGGCATCAATCCAAACTCTGCGCTTGCTGATTGGAAGCGGTATGGTCAAGCTGTGTACGACCGCACGAAGGGTTTGAACGTTTCTGCAGGAGACACCACGTTCCGCAGGCTGCACGCGATTGATCAATTGTCACAAGGCGCACAACCCCCACTCACTTTGTTGCAGGGGTTGAATTATCGCGCTGGAGGTCTCGTATAATCTTTGTCAGCGGGTATGGTGCGTGCTTCTTGTGAAGCATCCAACGTGTTGGGTGAGCGCACTTGATTGCTTGCGGCACCCATTGCAAAGCCCATTTGTGGGCTTCAGAACCCAGAGCCACCACTTTGTGCATTACATTGAAGATACTCCCCCCATTGGCGGGTGTTCCGTCGGCTGAAAAAGCATTGACCCAGTACAGATCCAATTCTGGTATGTCTGCAGATTCCAACACGTTCGCGAGCCACATTGCGCTGCTCCCAGGGTAACTACTGATAAAAGGCCAATTGGGCTTGCTGCCTCGCCATGTGGGGGAAGGCCTGTCACCAACAATGACGATGCTCTTGTGGTTGTAACACCCGATACCTGGGCCAGTGTTGGAGTACAAAGCTCCGTACACAAGTCTCAAAGCCATGCGATGCTCTGCGACGGATCCTGAGAACTTGGTTGTGTCCCACTCCAATGTGATGTTCGAACCCTTCCAAGACTTGACACAAAGTTGCAGCACGTCCCTGAATGTTGGATTCGAAAACACTCTGTGGTCTGGGCCAGAGCCCCCGGAGACAAGTAGTATGCTCATCCTTGATCTACATATCTGCGTGAAGGTTCGGCTGCTGAAGTGTATTGTCTTGCAATGTCTGTGACAAGCTCCGACGCGAACTCCAAGTCTTCTACAGACTCCCATTGTGCTACTGCTGTTATTGCAAGTTCTGCTCGTATGTCTACATCGTTGGACTTGCAATAGTCTGCCAATTCTCTACAGGCTGCACCAAGCACAGACTCGTAGGTGTTGTCTCGCAACCCCAACAGACACCATTTGAAATTGTTCCAAAATGATTCTTTCGATAGGTGGGGCGGGCGCACCTCATGCTCGCGAGCCAGTTCTGTCAGCTTGCTGAGAAAGTGTTGAGCCTTTTCTACGTCTTGCAACCCATTCTTCTTTTGGTGTCTTGTCAGGTACTTGGTGATTTGACCTTCGAAATAGCCAAGATTCAATTTCTGCACCATGTCCCAGTGCTGGTAGGAACTTTTGTAGTGGGTGCCTGCCACTTGTGTTTCGTTTGCAGAACTCATAGCGGGTAGACTTTCAATGCGGTTTGGAAAGCTTCAAATTCGCTGGCAGACAATTCCATGGTTGTGATGTAGTCTGTGTAGCGCCAATAACACACCTCAACTTCTTTGTTGCCCAATTGCCTTTCTCGGCAACAATGTACAATGCCATCCAGTTTGTCGGCCAGCGTCAAGATTCTGTGTTCTGCTGCGGACAACACAGGTTCTGACAATCCATGCTTTTGCAGAAATTCTTGCTCCAGTTTGGCGTATCCTTCGGACACCCCCAGAGCCCTCTTCACAGGTGCTGGAGCGTCTCCCGTTGCCTGTTCTGCGGTGTCGTGCATCAACGCTGCTTTCAACAACGCTGTGGAACACTCTTCGCCCGCGAGCAACAACACCCACCAGGCCACGTTGTGAGAGTGCTCTGCAACTGTCTGCTGGACAACCGTGTCCAGCGCGTGGAACCGCTTTACCCTGCCACCCCTGTAAAATGCCAACACCTGTTCAAGCATTTGAACTCTCCTTCAAAAGTCTGCGAGCCAACCATTCATAACACGCCTGCCGCCACGCAGGATCGACAATATTGTTCGCAGCGTCCAACGCACGAAGATCCTTCGATTGCCAGAGCTGCCACGCCTGATACATGGGCCAGGCAGTGTCTGCGAATACAGCATTATAGCACGCACGCGATCCACGCATCTCAGAAATGTTGAACCCTTTCCTGAATGCCAATTCCAGTTCTGCGTCAAACGTGGCGGGGTTTGAAACAAGCTCAAGATTTGCAGCGGTCTCGAGCTTATGGATGGTCGGATCTGCTTTGAGGTGTTCAATGAACTTGCGAACCCCAGGATTGTCCGGGTACAAATGGTAGTTGAACGAAGTTTGTTCATACCACCCAACATCCGCCCTCAGTTGTGCGGCCACGTATTCCTGCAGCATGGTCATGTGTACGAAATTCGCCCCATACGCACCCCAAATAATGTCATTGGAGCGATTACATACTTGCATGTTCAAACATCCGCCACGCAGGTCGAAGTAGATGTGTGTGTTGCACGGCACATCCTTTGCACCTTCAAGCCTTTGTAAATCCCAGAATGGTGACCACATCGACAGCACTGCTCTGCGGGATGTAGGATCTCTGCGCAATTCGCTGATCAGTTGCGGCAGTTGATCGAACCCAAGTTTGTGTCTCCACCGATTGCCGTATGCACCATGCAGCGTCTTGTTGTCATCTGAGAATTCGCGCATTCGAGGATTGAATTGCGCCAAGAACTCCACGTCACATCTGCCCGCAAGCATCCACAATCCTTCAAAGAAGTGGAAGAACGGATTTGCGTCTCGCACAGGGCACAACAACACTCTGTCTCTGGGGTCTGCATATCGTGTGGATGCAGGCTCTTGCAGGGTGAGTGTAGTCCCGTTGCGGCTTGTGGACAACACACCCTCCGAAAGCAGCAAGCGCACTCCGGAAACCACAGCTTCACCAACAGAATAGCATTCAATTGTTTTCATTTCAACTCCTCCGCAGGTACATACTTGGTTCGCGAATATCCTCGCGAATACTTGTAAAACTCGCACAAACAGTTTTGCGCATCTTGAGCGTGCAACGGCTCCGAAAATAGATCTTTATGCGGGTGGGGGCCTGATTGGTCTGTGAGCAACACTCTGTTCACGTGTTTTTGCAACGCAAGCAAGCTGTCTTTCCACGCAGCTTCTTGCCATTGATGTTCCGGCTCATTGCCCATCACAACATTCAATCCTTTGCGAGAGCCTGGGCCACTCAGTGCAAAGGTTTGCCAATCAGGTGCATCTTTGAGGTACCTTGTGTACTTCAGGTCGGCCACAACCTGTGCTGCCATGAACCCACCCCACCCATGGCCTGAGGCCAAAGCGTCTGCCACAGCTTGGCAAGTACCTTCTGTCAAAGCTTCTTGCACCCTGAATTTTTGCGCTCCGTGTACGACGCTGTGCAACACCCTGTGCGCAGTGAATGCAGGTTTGTCTCTCGGCCCGTCATAGTGGGCACCCCAATTGCAATTCAGCATGTAAGCTCCGGTGTATATCTTTTCTCCACGCCCTTGCCGCACAATCATCGCCCACCGCAGCTTGTCCAAATCCCAATTGTCCAGCTTCATATACGGCCAAGCCTTCTTGTCTTGCAACAATTCAGCCAGAGTCTCCGGATGGTTGATCTGTCTTGCCAAACAAAGCATCACCCACAAATTGGGATGGTCTGCAAAAGGTTCTCGTATGTAGTTTCGAACCCACTTTGTGACTGTGTCATCTTCACGCCGCACATTGCAAAACCGGTACGTATTGAACACGGTGTCTTGAGACCAAGGTCTTGGGGCTCCAGCATCCTTCAGCAGTCGGATCTTTTCTCGTGAGATTATAAATGTAAGAAAATCAAACAGTTTCGGGAACATGTTTTCTCAACTCCATTTTGATGTACGGTCTCGGACGGTTTTTGGGGCCGACAGCTGTCAAGCCAATTCTGCTGAACCCCAGTTTGTCGTAGAAGGCGACAGCCTCTGTGTTACGCTCCTCAACTCCGAGCTGTACAACGCCATGCGGCGAAGTGTTCAAAGCCCACTCTACCAAAGCTCTACCCACCCCCTTGCCTGTGGTGTCCGGACACACCCCCAGATAGTGGATGACACTGACGGGTCTGGACTTCAAAACCAGGTGCCGCACATACACAAACCCACAGAGCTTTGATCCCGATGTTGCAACCCCTACGAAGCCTTTTAAATACAAATTTTGAATCTCTTCGCGGATGTAATTGAGCGTAGCAAAGTCCTTTGTGTACTTGGACAGCTTAGCCACGTCACACACAGTGGGGTCTTCAGCCAGCACCGCTTTTCGCACGCGAACTTTAGCCATGTCTCGGCTCACGAGGCAAATCTACGTCGAACAGCGCCAACACCTCGCGCACAGGCCGTTTGTGGCTGACCCACACACAGTTGCCGTTGTGTTCTGAGGCAATTTTGTGGTGTGATTGCCAAGCAGCTTTGTGCTTTTGTTCTGTGTTGCGCGGATTGAGCGGTTCGAACTTGCCTTTCAACGCTCTGCGCTGTGTCACACGCTCCAAACATAGCTCGATGGGTGTGTCCAATGTGGCCCAGACAGGATTGTGCCCCATTTCGGAGAGGCTTGACATTGCGCGCCCAACTGACCCGTACCCGCCTGAAATGAGAAGACCTTCAAATAAAATGTGGCCTTGCGACGCGTAGCGCACCAACAACTCGGGCACAATGTTCTTGTAGTCTGTAATGCCGTCACAACCCCCACATTGCGTGGCGTACCCACCGAACAAGAAGAGCGGGACGTTGTGCGGCAGGTGTATTTTGTACACGCGAGGAGTGGCCCGCGAGCCTGCACACTCTACCACACTGCTGGGGAATAGTTTCAGCAGCGTGTGTGCTACAGTACTCTTGCCAGCTCCGGACGTGCCGCGCAGATTGACGATTGTGTGCATGTCACAAGCCTTTCTCATTGAGGGTTGTGTTATGGGTTCCATACAAGACCATCATTCGCAGACGCTCTCTGGCCTTGTGCCTGGCAATCAGTTGTCTGCAGTTTCGCAAAAGCACATATTCACGCACAGCGAACACTGCCAAAATTGTCAGTGCCAAACTGCAACATCCTGTAAAAATTGACATGTTACAGAGCCTCCTCTGCAAATTGTACCGCCTGTGCTGCAGCCAACAGCGTGCCATTCTTCGCCCCGCCTGTGGAAACCCACGTGTTCGGAGTCACCCGGCGAAAGTACCCCGCCTTGTGACCTTCGACGTATGGGCGAACACCCACTGTCAGCTTGCCCCCGACCAATCCAAACAAGTCTCGAGCTCGTTCAAGGCTCGCAGCTCCTCGGGTCTGTGTGTTCCAAGACTTCTCCACGAGAGCAGTCCCGTCTCCAAACCACACCGACCCTTTCTTGCCTCCAATGCGCAGTGCAACTGCTTGTCGATATGGGGCATAGACATGCAACCGATCCACAGACCAATCTGGTGGGTTCTTGTACCGCACTGAAGCTCCCCACAATCCACGAATATTGGGCATATCTTCAATCAATTCTTGAGACCACACACCTGCAGCAACAAGCACCCGCCCTTTCAAAATTGTGCCTGAGGCGAGCGTAACTTTGCCGTCTGACACAGACAATACTTGCTCTTGTACGTCTGCAGGAATTAGGATCTTGTCGGGGTTGATGTGTTGCACTGGCAATTTGACGAGCAAATTGGTTTGCAATACACGATCTTCCACGTCGTACAAATCACGCAACAACTGGAAGCCGTTCTCCTTCTGTTCGTCTGTCAAAGACGCCAGCCAGCTGGGCTTCAACACACATCCTGAGGCTTTAGAAGCGGCATTGGGGTGTCCTGCATCCACCACGGTCACAGAGGCTCCTCGAGCCCTGCAAAGCGTCGCAGCCATGCTGCCAAACAAGCCAGCCCCTATGATGACTATCGGTTTCATTCTCAGCTCCTGCAGTGAGTGTCAAACTTCTGGCGGCATGCATCGCAACAGTTGTTGTGCCAGGTCTCCCCAGCCCACGAGTGCATGCCGTATCTCTGATATGTCTTTACCGACTTGGTAATGGCCTTTTACATGACTCTTGTACTTGCAAAAAATGGATTCCACCTCTTGAACATTGACCAGTCGGTCTCTGGCAGGGGGAGCCTTCATTCGCTTCGATCGAAAGTATTGGATCTCAGCTTCCACGGTTTCTCGAAGTTCGTCGTCTGTGATGCTAGTTTTCCAATCACCTGTGCGAACAAGAGCTGCACCTTGACGCGGGTCTTTGTAAATGCCAAGATGGCAGTCGTCAAAATTCACGTCGTACCCCAGCACCCGCTCAGCCATGTCTGCTATCTTGAATGCAATCCACGGGCCGAAGCCTCTGTGTCGTTGTGCACAAGCTGCCACATTGTTGTATGTTGTCTGCTTGTCAAGCATGAAAGCAGGGTCTCCCACAATCGCCCGAACAGCTGCGCTGGGAGTCTTGTACCGTTGCGTGAGTTCTTCCACTGCGTTGATTGCCTGATCTCCTCGGAAGTGTCTGCGCTCTGCGCCTCTGGGCCAGGGCTTGGGGTCTCCTAGATTGACAGCAGCTTCCAACATCTTCGCCCAATACTTCTTCGGATTTTTGATCTCGCCAAACTTGGCTGCCACCCCCAAGTGGTAGAAGCACCAATATGCCAGGCACGTACGATCCAGGGTCTCTGGATCCAGCGCTGCTTTGTGCAAAGCAACATAGACTGGATCCAGATCCTGCGTACGCAGCAAAGCTTCTCCAAACTCGCGTACGGAGAGCATGTCAGTCTTTGACCAAAATGCCGTTGGAAGTGCAGAAATAGAAGTAGCGCGTGTAGCGAGCATCTTCCTGCCCCGGATGTGCGGTCTTGACAGCAGCACACAACGATTCGCGGGTGAAAGACTTCATCTTTTGGGCTACGGCAACGAAGTCCTTGATGAAGCCGCGCTTCACTGCAGACACATCACCAATCTTGTACGTCTCCGGCTTTTCCGCTTTGGCAGCGGGTGCGGCTTTGGCAGCGGGTGCGGCTTTGGCAGCGGGTGCGGCTTTGGCAGCGGGTGCGGCTTTGGCAGCGGGTGCGGCTTTGGCAGCGGGTGCGGCTTTGGCAGCGGGTGCGGCTTTGGCCGGGGTCTTGGAAGGGGTTGCAACAGCCATTTCAGATTCTCCAGATTCTGCCAACAAGGGGAAAAAGCTCAAGAGGTGTTGGCGAACCTCAGGAGCCATAAAGACACCACGAATTTTGAAACAAAGTGCTGCCGCTCTATCTACTGCGTAGTCCAGGTAGGGCACCCATTTGTTGTCGAACTCGGCAACAGCCGACGTGGCAAGATGAAACCCAGTGCTCAACATAGGTACGAAAGTCACAGTGGTTTTTGTTCTCGCGACGACGATGCAAGTATTTGAACGGTGTTTGCAGACATATGGCAGTGCAGACATTTCAGCTCTCCTGTTAGACGGCAGGTCAGTACTGATACTTTACCCCATTATTCTAGAAGTGGCAAGGTCTTAGCACGACGTTTCTGAAGTGCTGTGAAAAAATCTCGCTGCTCTCGGTCTCTTCGACGCACACACCAACGCACAGCCTCTTCCACGGTGTCCTTCGCAACAAGCATGTAGCAGTGCAAGTGCTTGGCCTCATTGCCTTGTCGCCGCAGGCGTCGATTCAATTGGTCTGTCAGCTCAAAGTCTGGGGTCATTGTGAACCACAACAAGTGCGACGCGTGAGACTTCTGCATGTTCAACCCATGCCCTGCAGATTGTGGATGCACCCACAACCACTGCAATTCTCCTGCGTTCCACAACCGTTCCAACTCCAGAGAACGTTTGGTGCTCACCCCACCACCAATGTAAGGCACATTGTCTTTGCCGAAGTATTCTTGTGCTCGCATTAAGTCGTGTGTGAAATTGTAAGCCACAAGCAGTTGTTGCCCTTGCAACTCTTCGAGGAGTTCTTCAACCAATACCAGCTTCTCTTTGTGCACTTCTATGTATTCACGTGCTGTGCGCTTGCGAGCTGTTGGTAGCAAGGCTGCAACTTCGTCGTCTGCATCTGTTACAAACACTGCACCACTCGCAACTTGGCGCAATTTCATGGACTTCACACCACTGTTTGCAGCAGACACAACTTTGTCGTCTATCTCCGCGAAAAGTTGATCTTCCAATTTGTCATAGATTCTGCGAGCCTCTGGCGGGAGTTCAAACGACAGGATGTGGTCTAGTTGTTGTGGCAAGTCCAGATAGTCGTCTGCGTTCATGCGCAACGCAAGTGGTCGCACCCGCTCGTAAATGTGTTGTTCTGCCCCGTCTTTCAGAACCCATACATGCTCATTAATGTTGGAGAAGTACGAGAATCTGAAGTACGTTATGTACTTGCCCAAGGCCTTGCCCATGTCCAACATGTAGCATTGCCCAAACAACCCCATCAACCCATTAGCGGCAGGGGAACCTGTCAAACCCCATCGGTGTTGAAATTTTACAAGCAACGGCTTCAATAGTTTGTAACGGTCTGTGTTCGGGTGTTTGAATTTTGACAATTCGTCGATTATCAGCGTGTCAATTTTACCCTGCTTCAAAAGCCTTTGCAAATGGCCTTTAGACACCAACCACTTCAACCCCTCAGGATTTATCACATACACATCAGCCTCTTCTTGTACTGTCGCCTCTTTGTGCGGCCCGTGCAACACCACAACTTTGATGCCATGGAAGTCTGTCCATTCTTGCTGTTCAGCAGGCCATACGCTGCGGGCTGGGCGCAGCGGTGCGACAACCAGAGCTCCTTTGAAAGAGTCATGCTTCTTTTTCAGTGCAATGGCAGCGTAGGTGATGCTTGTCTTGCCCAACCCTGGGTCAAGGAACAGCGCGGCTTCGTCGTGCTCGAGTAGAAACTTCACAGCTCTTTTCTGGTAGGCGTGCGGTGTCCAACGCTTGCTGGATTGTTTGGATTGCCACTTCTTTGTTGTCATACACATAAACCTCATACCCAAGTTTCTGCAGTGCTCTGTGCACAAGCTTCTGGCGCTCTGTGGGCTCTCCCCCAGGCCGTTTGAATTCTATGAACACAGCCTTGCCTTGTGGCAGAAAGAATACTCTGTCCGGCCATCCAACGTTGCCCGACACGTTCAATTTTAGAGAGATTACACCCTGCAGCGCAGCCCACCGCACCACAGGATCTTCAACATCTCTTTTCTCTAATATTGACATGGACCACCATTGGACTTGCGAAAGTGGCACCACCGGCACTTGGCGTTCGGCGTAGGGTCGAACCGCGTATCTGCCAACATCTTTTTAGTCTTCTTCAACCACAGCTTCTTCAACTTATCAAGGTCTGCACGCTCATAGATGAGAGGGTCTTCGTCCACAGGGGGAAAGATTGTGCCTTCGTCCAAATATCGCAACATGGGCTTTACTCGTTGCGCTTCACGTACAAGAATGAGCCCTGCCAGCGCATACAACTGCAACTGTTCTACGTATGCAGCTTCGTCATCTGGTCGTTGCTTACCTGTCTTGTGATCCACCACAACCAACGTACCACACTCTGTGAATTCTGCGTAGTCCAATTTCACCCGCAACCAAGCCTCAGCCCAATCATTCCATTGCGTCTCTGTCCAGTCGGCTTTGAGCGTCCAACTGTCTTCCACAAACACAGGCCACTGCTTGCTCTTATAAAGCTTAGCCTCGCGGGTGAAGTCTTCTTTGAAGGCATTCAATTCTGGGGGCAACTTCTTCAAAACACCTTTGACAAAGTCTTCTGCCAATTTGTGTATTGCGGTGCCTCGCTCCATGGCAGCATTGGAAGGTTCCTTCAACTTGTCCACATGCTTGAACTTTGCTTTCGCAGGGCATTGAACGTAGTCTCTATACCTCGAGAATGACCAACTGGTAATTTTGACTTGTTTGTATGCCATATCAACTCCACGCAGATAGATTGGGTTCCGGCTCTTTCAATTCTTCGAGCTCTGACCATCTTGCACCAACTTCGCCTTCCGACAACATTGGCACGTCAAATTCAACGGACATCATGATGTCGCGCAATCGCAACATTTCACGCTTCAAAGCTTTTTTCGGGGCGCTGATATCAATTTCATCATGCACTGTCAGCATGAATCGGGCGTCCCCGTACCCTGCTTCATAGTACCGACAAAGAGCTTCTTTGGTGCAGTCTGCTGCCGTACCTTGAATCAAGTAATTCAGCAACTTGTATTCAAATGTTTGGATTCCTCCGTTGTCGAGCTTGCGAGGCGGTTCGCAAAAATACTGTCTCCCACCCCATGTACGGATTGATTGTCCACTGCGACCTCTGAACTTGAGCGCATCCTCCAATGTCTTCACTCCTGGCAGCACACCTTGTTGTGCCCGCTTTATGCCGCGAGCTTCTTCCACGGTGCGTTGAATGCGTTCTGCCAGGGTGCCCAACCCCATCCCGTACAACATGCCAAAGTTGATCGTCTTCACGGATCCTCTGTCCAATGCCAAGCCCAATCCTGCTAACCGTTCTCGCACATATTGGTGTACATCCAGCCACGGGTTTTCCAAGAATGCTTGCAGCAGTGCTCCGTCTTCGAAGTGGGCCAGAATGCGGATTTCTTGTGAAGAATAGTCTCTGCGACCGATCAAGTGGGTGGGTTTGTCAGCCAGCACATACTTGCGTATGAGCGGCAAATGTTCAAGATTCTTTATGAACGTGGGGTGCTCCCAACCATCTTGCTTTTCCTCCATGTCTTTGGGGATGTTCTGGAAGTTCGGCGAACTTTGCAGTCGATTGCTTCGAGCCCCACCTTCGTCGGATCCAGAACTTCCGCGCATTTGTCTCCAGTGAGTGTGTATCAATCCGCCGGTGTTCTCTGCTTGTTCAAGCCAAGGCCTCATGAATGTGCGGATGAATGTAGTGAGACGTGCTCTATACCCCAAAGCCAACCACAGCTCTTGATCTGCAAACTGGTGCTTCTTTGTTGTCTTCTTGCTCAGAGACTTATTGCCCTTCTCTGTCAGAGACCAATCGCTCACAGACCCTGCGTCGTCCAGAGCTGAGACCATTTTGCGTGGGCTGTCGAAGTCAAGTTCTGCAACCCCCAACCGCTTCAACATCCACTGTTCCACACGTTGCTGCGCTGCTTCGTACTTTGGCAATTCAGCTTGCAACAGAGGCAAATCCACTCGAATGCCTTCCGCTTCATTGCGACGCAACATCGGCAACAATCGTTGCTCGCGTCTGTAGGCCTCCCACATGCCGCGCTCTCGGATGCTTGGGGCCAGGTGCTTGAACAACTTAATTGTACGCTCCACGTCGCCATTGGCGTACGGAGCCACAATATTCCCAGGCACCTTGCTAATGAATTCCCCAACATCCTTGCGAGACCGTGGAACCACGTTATGAACCCACAACCATTCACGCATGGTGTCTCGTTCATCGGGGGGCAACCCAAGTAGTCGTTCTGCCGACGGTTTCAGCTCTAGGCTGAAGGCATGCGGGTTATCTAGCGCAAGCAAAAACATTGTGTCGTGACACTTGTCTTCCGGCGGAGCAACAGCTCCGCAGTGCGCTTCAGCCACATCTAGGTCGAATGACCCGTGGTGACAAACCAACCCGAGAGTGCAAGCTTCTTTCAAAGCTTCACGCACATGCCGCTTACCGTCTTCTTCAGAACAGTTGTTGCCCCCCGAAGAGTGCCCCCAAGCAAAGTACTTGGGGGTTCGCCAACTTGGCATTTTGATGCTGACCCCAACAGGTTTGGGCGGGTAGTCAGGCCGCTTCCTGATAGGTTCAGTTTCAAAGTCCAAGCCGATGGGATTGTCGAGACGCGACATCAGAATTTGCTGCGAGCAGGCTTGGTCGGAGTGCGAACACCTGCCGGTGCAGGTTTAGCTGTTGCAGCTGCAGCCTTGCGGGACACGGGGCCGCGTACAGGCTTGACAGGAATCACTTCCTCAGGCTGTTGGTACGGCTGTTGCAACTGCGGGGCAACTTCTGCAATCTTCTTTTTCAACCCTTCATACAACTCCTGATTCAGCTCAACCATGCCAGCAGCGGAGAACACAATCTTGAATTGCGTGTTCGCATCCGGCAGAAGCTTGATCTTCGTGCGCACAGCCCAAGCAGGTCGCTGCAATTCTTCTGCGCATACTTGCTTGACGTACTTAGACCAGAACTTTGCGCTCGTCACAGACACCGACAACACTCGCACTTCGGCTTCCGACAAAGTTTCTGCAGATTCCACGTCATCCACCGACACAACTGCCAACTTGCGAACATTCTTGCAAGCTTTGCCGCGACCAGTTTCCGAAGATCCCATGACATTGTTGGGGCAAGTCGCACAAGTATCACTCTGCGGATCTGATGATTCTTCGTGCGGTACCATCGTGTCCTGCGGGTTTTCTGCTTCTGTGTCGCCAAAAGCATAGCACGCAGGAACCTGTGGCGTGTTCGGATCGTATCGACCAGTGTAGAACAGATTTTCGTGGGCCGCTACAAGCACCACACACTCCAGTTCGTTGTTCTCCAGCGGCACGTCGTCGATCGCAAGAATACCCCCTTTGGTTGAGATTTTCTTCGTCGTGTTGTAAAGCTGTTCCGTATTGGCCTGACGTTTCGCAGCTTCTGCGAGTTCTTCGTCCCAATTGACCAACGCGGTAGTTTTCGACTTCTTTGCTGTTGCCATCTCAATTACTCCTAGTTGTTGCCAACCAACTCGGGGCTGCTTGGCGGGTGTACGTCCTTTCACGGACAGGAAGGTTTTGCAACCAATTTCTGTAACTTTGCACTGCGTCTTCGAAACCATCTACGACAACAACCTTCACCCCCAATACAGGCGGCTCTGAATGCATTTCTGCCGCAGGTGGTTTGGTGGGGGTGAGTGACAATGCCTGCATCGCGTCTCGCGTGTAATGAGGCTTTTTGAATCTGATCAAATGTTCTTCAAGCAATTGCAGCCCATGTTCTGCCAACCACTCATAGTTCGCAGCAGTTTCGCGAACCCACACAGCTGCAGGACAGTGCGGGTGCCACAACCTGTAGATCGCAGCGGAACCAAGCCGCACTGTGAAGTAGTTCAACTCGTCTGGCAGCGAATCCTTGACAGAACCCCATTCATACACCAACATGTCTTGTTGGTCGTGATCCATGACCCATGCATTGCACAACAACCTTGTTGTCTCTACCAAAGCTTGCTGCAACATATTGTCCGGCAAAGCTTTAGCTGCAGCCACAGGACAGTGGTCCAAATACCAGACTCTGAGCGCAGGTGGGGGGTTGTTTGCAATTGACACAGCGTCTCCAGCAGCCGCAATGATTCGCATCTCTTCAAACAGGTTCATGACACTTTGCGCAGAGACACTTGCGGTATAAGCATCTTCTCTACGCCCGGCACCTTGACATTGGAAGCCCACAATGCCTTGATAGATGCGTCACCCACTCGTCGTTGCAACAAACTCCACGCACCAGGATCCTTCTTGACAGACTTGACGATGTAGTCGTACAACGCATCCCAGTCGGTCACAGACACAACTTCTTTGGTTTCGATTGTTGCATTGGCAAACTTGCCTGTGATGCCAAGTGCTTGTGACTTGGGCAGATTCTGAATCAAGTGTTCGCGCAAAGAAGATTCTCGCGCCTCAAGTTCTTGCACCTGCTTAGACAGCGCCAGTCGTTCTTGGCGTGTGGTGTACAACAAATCGGCACACACAGCCAATTGCTTGGGAATTTTGAATTCAGCCATTTTCAGCTCCTCTTAGACACTAGATAACAATATGCTGCCAGAACAATTATCTTACTTCTGACAGCGAGGTAAGACAAGTACTACTTCTTGATCGTAAAACCTGCTGCTGCCGGGTGCCCACCACCTCCAAATTGTTCCGCAATCTTCGCGACATTCACTCCGCCACTGCGGCCTCGTAGTGAGTACTTGCGAGTGGTATTGTCTACATCATAGTAACTCACAGAGAATGCTGACAGCGGGTACATGTCGAGCAGTGCATGACCCACTTCAGAAATTAGCTCCCCTGTGTTGCAATGCGGCACTCGATGCGCCCCCAGTTCGCACATGTAGCTGCGCTGAAGAATGCGGTCAATCCGCATGGCGTCTTCTTTCAAGAACAAGGCCCCTGTACGTTCAAGAACCGGAGTGTCTGTCACAGCCCAATCAAAATATTCCAATGATTGTGGGGTTGCAAATAGCGCACGACACACTTCCTTTGTGAAGGGCAATTCAAACTTCCACAGGTCTCTGTCTTCGATGTGGTTGATCAAAGCTGGCGCAGCGGTTTCGCGATGGAAGAACTTCCACGCCAACATAGCTCCTGAATGTCGAGGATCCAACTCAACCCACATTGCATCCAGAAGTTCTTGTGCTCGGGGCTCCAGCTTGCGGATTGCACTGTCGTGATGGTCTAACAATACCATCGCCCCTGCTCTTGCAGACATTGTCAGCAACGTGTCTGCGTCGAACGAAAAATCTACCACTGCAACCAAATCAGTGGGCAATATCGTCTCCAATGACGGCGCTTCTCCGTACGTGCAGGGCAACCCAACGTATTGAATATTGTTCTGCTTACACCAACGCACTGCAGCCCAGTACGCCCCGAAGCCGTCCAGACAATCTGCGTGGTAGTATATAACTGCACGAGTGATTTCACTTGTTGCCAGGCGTTGAATGCTCATTTCTTAGACCCCTCAAACTTGGGTTGCTTGGATGCTGCGACCAATTCCAACAATTCTTTGGTGTACTTTTCACCCAAATTTGCACGTTTCAAAAAATACTCCAAAGATTCCTGCAACCGAACAAGCCTGATGGCGGCAGGATGTTCCTGAGACACGCGCATGCTTTGCAAATGGGCTTCAAGTATCTCAAGCACTTGGGCTTCCAACCCTTCCCACCATGCATCCGGCTTATCATCTATGTAACACCTCATCTGCAGTTTTCTGCTGGCCAGCGCAATCCGCCAACTATCCCATGTCGACACATTGTCTCGCGATTCATGCTCTGTACAATACTTTGCAACGGAGAATACCAGGTTGTGAAAGTCAGTGGGTTGCATTTTCAACACCTCCTCGTGCTACGATGTTGGCGATCTCTGTGGTCATGAATCTCGCAACCTCTGACACAAGACTTTGAACCTCCGTTGCATCCACACGGGCCATGCTCTCTGCAGCCTTCATCGCCAACTGCACTGCAGCGCCGAACACCACAAATGCAGGAGCCCCTTCACAATTCTGTTCAAACTTCGACAACAACTCTGCGCCATCTTCGACAATGTTCATTTCACAGCTCCTCCGCAAGAATCACAAGGCACTTCTACAGTTTTAAACCCTCGCTTACGCGAGAGCTTCCCCAATCCGCCACACACAACACACACACTCTTCCACAATCCGCTGTGTGCGTCGTACAACTTACGCGCTGTCGGATCTAGCAACACGGCGCAAATTTGATTCACTTCGACCATCCTCTGCGCATCCCCATGATCTCGGTCTGGGTGTAATTGTCCTGCCAACACTTTGCGCCGTTGGCGAATCTCTTCCGAAGAGGCTGTCTCAGCCACTCCGAGTCGTTCGTAGTAATTCATAGCTCGCTCGCAAGAACCAACACCCACAGAGGCCACAACAACACACTGCGGACACCACCCCACAAGCTGATTCGATCTTCGAACATAGCAGCTGCGATAAACGTCACGCAACAACCAACGTAGATGTAAATGACACTCCAAACAGGCCAAGGCATTTTCAACTCCTCGATTTCAGACGGTACTTTATCTTACTCCAACTTTACTGATTTGGCAACTACCATTTTGACTTTGACGCGAGCGGATGATGTTCGTCGTAGTGGTTGCACGCTTCCTTCCACGCAGCTGAGCCTCTCCAATATCCGTCATTGCGAATCGCATATACCATAATCATCGTACCATCCGCCGTGCGCAGTCGGTTCCCAGCACAAGGTGGGTTGAATCCTGCCCTCTTCAACTCGCGCGACATTGTATTGAGCGTGCAGCGCGAATTGCCCAACGGGTCGTACAGTGCCAACAATTCTTTGGGTGTGAACAGGTCTCCAGTCAGTCCAGCGCGGTGCAGCATGGAAGTGGTGTTGATGCGCAGTTCTTGCACCCATGCAGCGATATCACTCTTGTTCGCCGATTGCATGTGCATCTTGCTGATCGTCATTGGTGCGGGCTCCGTGGGGTCGAATTTGCTGGTGTCCACGGTCAGCAAGTGGTGCCACAAAGCGGATATAAATTCGTCATCATTTAGTGCTGCAACAGCTCGTTTGCGCAAAGACACAGACAACTTACCGCTCAAAACTTCGTGGATGAAGAACCTTCGGTCTTGGTCGTCCATTGTCAGTGCGTCAGGATCGTTGGACGTGATGTAGTAGTTGATAGTGTCCAGTATGGAGTATGATGGTATGAACTTCGGATCTAGTCGTATGTACTTCTGCGTGACCATTGTCATCAATCGCCTCATGAACCTGCGGTCTCCACGTGCTGTAATATCGTCAGCCAATGCAAACTGCTTGTTCTCAGCCCACTGGAACCGTCCATCGTCCAAGTCTTGATCCTTCAGCTCTGTGCTGTTCTTGCCGTAAATCCGACACACCATACTTCCGATCAACGTCTTGCCTGTGCCGTGCTCCGGCCCCCACACCAACACAGCAGTGTTCAATTTGTATCCGGGGTTCTGCAGCGGATAGGCCAGCCATTGTTCGAACCAATTGCGCGATTCATCCTGCTTCAGGAACAAGTGGTCCAATAACTCGTGCCAAACTGAACAATCACCTTGTCTCGGTGCGTCTATACCCCACCCACTCCATGTATTGAGAAGCCCTTGTTGTGTGACCGTGGGTTCTCCAGGCGCGAAGGCCACGCCACGCACTTCACTGCGATGCTCCCACTTCAACCACTCCGTGGCTGCAGACTTCTTGGTCAGCGTTACTTCGCCACGCTTGTTCACAGTTTGTTCCCAGTGTGCAATGTTGGCAAAGGCGTGGTTTGTAAATGATTGTGGGGGCAGCTTTTGTTTCAGTTCATGATCCCACACGAATCCTGGGTCTCTGACATACACCACTCTTTGGTTGAGCGCATGCAGTGCTTGCGATGGGCTGAACTCGACAGCACCCAATAACACTGCATCCAATTCTTCCGCACCGTACAAGAGTATGAAGTCGTCCAACCCAACCTTGCTGACTTCTTCATTTGCGGGCAACCGCGCCAACATTACTCGGGCTCCCAGCTCTAGCAGTCGTTTAGACAACACACCTTCGGCCCGCACAATGTCGGGATTCGTGGCTGCGTCGGAGTCGAACACAATGTATACCATGCGTCCATCCCATGCAAATTGTTGCAAGGAAGGTAGCACATGCAACTCATTCTTTTTGGACATGAAACACCAAACCCCGCCCAATCCCAGCGTGGGGTACCCAAACTTGGTCGCGCAAGCAGCTTTCAACTCACCTTCAGTGATAATCAGTGGTACTGAAGGGTCTTGAGCGATGGCAACCCAATCAACGAATGGTGCAAAATACACTTCATTGATCGTGGCCGAAGGTTGTCCGTATCTCAGGGGCTTGGGTTGTGTGATTTTATCGAAACCTTTGCGGGTGTCTGCAAGGTACCGGTACCGATAGAACTTCGTGACTTTGCCATCCAGGGCGAAGTATGGTATTTTGAAGCCTGCTGCGTATGCAGGCAATTTGAGAGACTTTTTGGCTTCAGCTTCTTGAAGCAGCTCCAGCTTGAGCAATTTTGCATCAGACAAATCAAGCAGCGAACCACCCAGCTTATTCTCAAACAGCGTTTCTAAGGGTTCTGTCATAATTCAACGTTGTGACGGAGTTGAAGACGAGGCGTCGCCTCGCGCTACATAGAGTGAGGAGGAGCTGAACCCGACTCACTCGCAGGCCGTCTCCTGGTAGCGCGAGGCGACAATGTATTGTGTCTCAGACACAAGTAAAAGGCAATCTCAAAACGCAACCCCCATGCGCAGCTGCGTTACACTCACAGTGCCGTTGCCAATGGCTGGAACCCACAACACATCCCAACGTCCTTTGCCAATTTGACCACTCAGCACTGCACCACCAAGCATGTTGCAGGTCTTGAGTTGTGCGCACGTGTAGCCTGTAGCATATACACCCCACACCCCGGCTGAGAAGGTTCCAAGCTTCAGAGGCTTGTAAGCTCCGCCCATGTGCATGGAACCGCCTCCATAGCTGTTCGTGCCGAAGCCCACGTCGGTGGAAAGTGTTTCGTTGAAGTCGTGTTGCCAACTGATGCGGTGCGGCTGTTGCCACGGCTCACACTTCTTGGCGTACGAAGATTGACATTCGGAAGTGTGTTTTGTGTATGCGTCCAACATGATTCTATCTTCTGCAACACACACCCCACTGCTCAACAACATTGCAACACACAACCATCTTACTTGCATTTTAGTTCTCCTGAAATAGACAGTTCGTGGGTACTGTCTCAACCCATTATGTTCGCTCTTCGAACATCTCTTGCGCTGCTTCGATTGTGTACAGATCGTCGTTCGGCACAATGAGCAGTCTGCATCCGTCAAGCGTCACACGCCAACAATCTGTGCGCCCATCGCTTGTTTGAATGTACACTTCAGTGTTGGGTTGTGTGTTGTGCTTCAGCAATTCCGCGATGAGTTCTTTGATTTGCATTGCCAATCCTTTTAAAGTGTGCTCAACCTGCTGATAGCTGCATCCAACAACATCCCAGCTGTTTGTGTTCTGCTGGCTACTGCTGATCCGCCAAGTCTGTACCGACCGCCAGACAATTCTTCTACCACTGTGAAGGCAATTGTCTCTCCTGCTTCACACCGTTGCAACAACTCCTTGGCGCATTCTACAGCCTTGAAGTCTGGGGTTGTTTGCAGCTCAACAATATTGCTCATTTTGGCATCCTGTGTGCGTATGCTTCAAAGTACCGGTCGTATGCTTCTTTTGCAGAACGGCCAGTTGTCTCGGCGTATACATAGTTGCGCACAAAGAAGCTGTCTGCCAACACAAAACCGTGACACACCCAACCGCCAAGTCTGTCCAAACATAGATGGGGTTTCTTGCTGCTCAACCTATTTCTGGCAATCATTGTTGTCCTCCGTTGTTGTCTACACCTTGTATCTAGATATGTGCTTTGGGTGTCAGCCCTTCGGTCGGCTGTCGCTGATCTCAAACGTCAGAACTCATTTTCTACCATTCAGCCACTGTTTAGCCTTTGCAAGCCGCGAGTTCATTGCTTCGCTTTTGTATGGGCCTGAAGTGTGCTTAATGCTGTTTTGCAAATCAATAGTCGATGCATGCCCAAGTGGTACACCTAGTAGTCCAAAGCCTAAGCACGAATTTGATATGTTTTGCTGCTGCGCGTTGTATCGGGCGCGGGCTGCATCGCTCATTGAAAAGTATTCGTATTGGTCCATTTCTAACTCCTATGTGCGTTCTAGCTCTTCAATCCATGGGACTCGCTACAAGCCGCCGGGTATTTCTGCGTTATCCGACACGGCCTTCTAGCATTCTGATCGTGTCATCCCACCGAATAGCACTACGGTCATTCCACTTTTTCAACTTCGACAAAATCAACTCATCACGCCCTTTATATCGGTTTGCAATTGCGACAGTCAGAGCCACCTCCATGTCCGCAGCGCGCTCCATTACATCGATCCGAGACGCCTCTATGCCTCGCGCTACGTGGTCGCTGACATAGGCCGATACCTCTGGGTTTTCTTTTACGTAGTCTTGCACATAGTTCAAAAATGCGATGTGGTCTTTCATGGCTTGCCCTTTCTTAGAAAGCCTAACACGCCAGCCAAGCTGGCTCCGGCAAGCTGCGCTTGTGATGCCCTCGTTTCACTCGGCTGCCTCTTACCTCAAACGTTCGGCGTCATGGGCGGCTATCCGCGCCGCACCTGGGGCAGCAGCCAGACCACATCTGCGCTTCGCTCATAAACACCTTGCAGCTTTCGCACCGGTATTGCTCGCGCTTCGGCTTCGGCTTTGGCTCGGGCGTCAGCACAATACCGGTTCCGGCCAGCGCCTCTTCGCGCTTGATGTACTGCATATCAACAGCCGGGCGCGTCTTGGCGTCGATGTAATCCTTGGGCCACGGAATGTCCGTCTCGCGCATTTCGTGTTGGGCAACTGCTTCGTCTTTGGTGTAAGCGTGAGCCTTACTTAAATCAGTCGTGTAACCTTTGCCGTCCTTGGCCCACCAAAGCACATCGTTCCCGACATAGCCACGGCTGTCTTGCAGATAAAATAGTTGCATGTTTAGTCCTTTTAAGATGACGCCGAACACTACATTCGAGGGGATTCGCTGCAAGCTGCGCTTTCCGCTCTCCCCTCACTTACTTCAGCCAGTATGCACGCTGTTGCGAGTTTCGCAATCAAGCTATTGTGTGCGGCATGCCACCCTGCCCACGCATCTTGTACCGATGGCAAAACATAATCCCCCGCCTCGTTTCGGCGTTTTGTGTGCTGATTGTTTCCGAGATGTTCGAGTTCAAACGCCTTACGAATTTTGTTTTCATTCATTTAATTCTCCTTGTTTAGCCAGCCTAACTAATCGCTTGAGCGCGACTCCGCTTCGCTACGCGCCTCATCTCAAACGTTCGGCGTCAAAATCGCTTCAGCCAATTGCATGCCTTCTGCAACAGCCTCATCCCGCATCACTCTGGCGGCGAGCCGGTCAATTCCCAGCACCTTGGCAAATTGCCCCTCGCTTAGATTTCCCGTCTCCCATGCCAGCAGCAATTGCGCGTTCTCCAGTTCTGTCTTCAGGCTGCATGCCGTGCCTCTGTGTTTGGCTTGGTAGAGCCTGTAGCGTCGTTGCTTTAGTTGATCCATGTTCATCACCTTTCTGTGACGCCGAACAATTCCGTCGAGCGGACGGTTGCAAGCTGGGTTTCTTAACGTGGTCAGTCCGCGCCTGCTCACGTCAAACGTTAGGCGTCGAGTTTGCCCGCACTTTCTTTGCTGCGTCCTTGAGCAAAGTTGTTGCAAAACTGTCCAGCAAGTATTCGCAAGATTGGTTCGTTTTCCACAGGGCGATATTCTGTTCTGCGGCTTCTACCAACTGCATCGCAGTTGAGTTTTCAATGCTTTCTTCCGGCAAACAAAACAAGCCCATAGTTATCTCCGTTATCGCCTGCCTAACCACTCCGCCGAGCAGACGGGTTGAAGCTAGGCCGTTTAATTAGTCTTGTCCGCCGCTGCTCACGTCAGCGTTATGCATCACGATCATCAAGCGCCAAAGCTGCGTCAATCGCACTCAGCGCGCCTTCATCGTAGGTGCGGCACACAATCGCGGCCCGCGCCTCTTTCAGAGCTGACAAAAGTTGCTCGCACTTCCCTGTGCCTGTTTCGTGGTCGGCTTCAAGTTCAAGCGTTTTCACTCTCAAGCGTTCAATTTCCTTCGCCGCAGCCAGATATAGCGACGTGTTTTCATAAAGGTGATTTCTCTCTGCCACATCGCGCAGATGTTCGACTACATCGTACATTTCAGTCTCCCTAAGTGACCCCTAACACTACATTCGAGAGGGATTCGCTCAAGCTACGCTTTTCGCTACCCCTCAATTACGACGTCAACCAACACGAACATGCCGGCAGCCCGCGATATCGCAATCGCGACAAACGATCACAGCTCCGCTGTCCGGGCTTCTGACTTTGCACTATAACTCCGCACAGCAAGTCCAGTTGCTGTTGTTTTGTCGGGTACATGAGGCTTACAGCATTTCGTCCAAACGCGCACGGTCTGCCTTGGACAACTTCTTTTCTTTAGTTGCAAGATGCTGGCCCACGTACCGTTCCCCTCCCTTGATAAGCAAAGCTGTTTCATCCGGGGAAAGAAAGGTAATAACGTCGGGGTTACGTCTCAATGTGTCATGAATAAGCCCCATAATGTTCTTATATGCAGGCACGTCAGAGGCCAAGGCTGTTTCTAATTCTGCAAAATGCATCTGCAAACGGGTTGCATCTTCGGCTGAAAGCGTCGCTTCCGGTATGTCCAACATTGGCATATAAGGTGTTCTCCTAGTTTGTTAAAACTTAAGTAGTTTGGCAAGTACCCCTGCTATCATTTAATCCTCCGCATGATGTTACGTTTAACCCACGGCTCCGGGCGTGTAGCCAGCTTCTTTGCTGCATCATCCTTGGCCTTGGCCTGTTCATTTGCCACAGCCGCGAGCATAAACACAGCCAAAGATGCAGCGAAAAAGTATCCAAATATCTTAGCCACAGTTAGATACCTCCAAGATGGATAAACCAATACGGCCTCATTTTGAGGCCGACTTCACGTTAGGGGTCAGCGGCTCCATCGTGTAGTTGCCACGCCAAGCCATATCGCTCGGCCAGTGCGAACCGTCCTCACAATCGCAGTCCTGATCTAGTGGTGCGCTGTCGGGGCGCATGTCCTTGTCAATGCACTGCGCAGAGTGCGTGACAACGCCGCAGCAAACCTGCTCAACTTCCTCGCTCCAGCCTTCATCAAGGTATCCGGCGATGGCGTCCTCTGCTGCTGCATCGCGGTCTTCTTCTGTGCGGAAAAACATCACCCCTTCCCACTCAGGATCGAACAACCAAAACGGGTATTCGCTGTGCGGGTGCATCTTGTAATCTTTTGCCATGCTTAAACCTTTCTGGGTCGAACCGCTAACAAATCAATCAACCACGCTCCACTTCGTTCCGCTGGACTCGCTACGCTCGCCGGTTATCTCAAACGTTAGCGCCCATGTTCAAAGTGCATCTAGCGCCGCTTGTATTGCAATTCGTTCCGCTGGTATGTCTGCCACCAGCATCCATGAGCTTTCACCCTGCTCCCAATGTGTGCTGCTACATTCCACATAGGCCCGCTCTTTGGGATCAATATAAAAACACACAGCATCTTCGTTCCCAAGAACCATATGCCCTTCCGTGCATGAAAGCTGCACAGAACCTTGCCGCAACACTGTTAGTCGAGTGTCTTTCATTTCTTCCTCCCCTCAACCCCAAAACACCCTGTTTCCTACCAATGCACCCATCAAGATTGCATCCGCTCCAACAGCCACAGCCGCACGTCGCAAGGTGCCAGGCTCACCACTTCATAGCAAATGCCGTACAGGCTCCGGAACTCCGGTCGCAACACCTCTTGCAACCTCTGCCTCACACTCTTCAAGTGCCCGCGATTCATTTCTGCACCTCGCGAACCTTCAACCTGCGCTTCTGCGTCTCCGGAGCCCGCTCAGCCACAATGCGCACCCGTGTGTCAAGCAACGGCGTGGCGAGCCAGTACAAAACTCCACCCTGCTCACTCGACTCTACTGCGTGGTACTGGTGCAGCACATGCAACGCTCTGCTTACGTCTGCACGCTCTAGTCCCACAGCCTCAGCAACCTTACGCGCCGTGGCGAAGTCATCCAACTGTTCAAGGTACTCCATGCACATTGAAGTGTGTGTCGGCTGTTTCAATATCCGTGGCATATCAAACTCCGTAGTATTCAATCTCACGCAGCGCTGCGTTGTACGCAGCCTGCCACCAGTACTGCGCCACTGCAGCTCGCTCTGTGCTCGTGAGCGCATCGTAGTACTTGTCCGCACCCAGAGCTTCTTCAATCCTGTGGGGCCGCCACGGGAAGTACTGCGACGTTGCACACCCCACTTCCGCGTCTGCTCGCTTCTCCGCCTCCGCGTGGAAGGTCTCCGCCTCTTCGCAAGCCCTGTGGTGCGCGTTCTCTGCCCGTTCCAGGAAGTCCATCACACACCCCCTTTCCGCGCCGCAGCAATCCGCTGCTCTAGGCTCTTCAACTCCTCCTCGAAGGTGTGGTCGATGCACTGTTCGTCCAACTCATTCACAGCCCGAAACGCCACATCCACCGCTGCATCCGCAATCTGCTGCAGCTCCTCAGCAACCCCTCTTGCAGCAGCAATGCGCACTTCTAACTCCGGGGGCAGCCCTACTTGCCTGCTGCGCTCAGCGTCGCGGTACGCAAGGGCTTCCGCCTTCGTAAAAAACACGCGTGCATCCGTGGAAAACTCACTGCGGTACGGCAGGTGTGTCTCAATGTAGCCGTCAGCCGACGACACATAGATAGTGCGATATTCAACCATTTCTCAGCTCCTCATTTTGCGAGGCCTCGACGGAGACCTCAGTAACAGTCTATGCCTCAATTCCGCGCTGGGCAAGCTCTTTTACAAGCCCGCCCAGCCGTTTATTTCACGCAGAGAGGGCCAACTGCACGGCAGCCGCTTTGCGCCCAGCTCCAGCCCCGTACCATGCTTGGTACAAGCTGTGATCCACCGTCTTGCGCGTCCTGGCGGCAGCCAAGTCATAATCAACAGTCTCCGTCACGGCGTTCAACCACCCCCAAGCCGTGCCTGCCACTCCGGCGAGCTCCGCGCCTTTGCCCGCGCCGTCGAAGAGTGTGAGGATCTTCGTGTAAGCGGGGGACGCCTCAACCTTCCGAGCTGCGTCGGTTCCACGGCCTGCACCGGGGGCGAGCAGTTGCAGCGTCATGTCGGCAGCTGCGAGGTCGGAAACACGCTTCTTTGCAAGGTCGCGAGCTGTGGAGATGAACTCTTTGAAGTTCCCTCGAGCCACACCCAGGGAGTCCTTCACTGCTGCCGGGTTGAACGTGGAGCGGTGCCCAATCTTCACGCCTTGCAGCTGTCCAGGTTGCATCGCCATCGACAACGTATTGTTGCACACTACACGCACCGTCGTGAAGCGTGCATCCGTGGCGGTGGATCCGTCTGCACTGGTAGAAAGCAACAAGTACCCACCCACCACATCTTTGGGGGAGATAATTTTGGCCGACTCATTGATGCGAGCCAAAGCCCAGAACCGCTTGCCCTGGAACAACGTGCCTGCGGTCTCGAGTGTGAAGCCATTATCCACCACAAGGTCGCTGAAGAACTCCAGCACCTCGGCAGGTTGCACCACTTTATACATGTCGGACACAATGCCCAATCCCTCTCCGGTGTCGGAGCGGTGCAGCACGCGCTGATTGTCGAAGGTGCGCAGGCCTTCGGGGGTGCTGTATGCCACAGCGGAAGATTGGATGCTCCAATCGAACCGTGCGGCTTGGATCCAGGTGGGGATGTCAGCACCTTCGGGCAATTGTTGGCCCAATTGGTGCCACGGTGTGGTTCCTACGTAAGCCATTTCAGCCTTGTTGTCTGCGCGGATGGTAAGTTCGTGTGCCATGGTTCTCAGCTCCTCTGTTTGTACTACGATTGACGGAGATATCAGTATGGACTCAAGTTACTGACTTGGGCAAAGTATTTTGAGAATATTTGTACGCTTGCCAGGCAGCCTTGAGATTCTCTAGACAAATAGATCTTTTGACGTTCAAAGTGGTTGCGCATCTCAGGGTCTCGGGGGCTGCGGATGGGGTGTGGACATATCTGGGGTGGTATAAAAAGCAAGGCAAGCTTGAAAACACGGGAAAACCCTGATGAAAGTGGTGATATCCGTTTGGAATTAGAGTTTGGGGGTGAAAGTCAGTAAATCGACACGTTTTTAGCTGTTTTTATCAGTAAAACGCATGACGACAAAATAGACAAATAAGTTGGCGAAAACCTGCAATATCCGAAACGCATACAAGGTTCGAAGACAATTTATTTGTCTGTCAAAACAAGGTAGAATGAATATCTGCGCGGGTTTGCGGCTGGTTCGCGGTTAGTTCTACCGAGGTTGCAAAAGGCGAACTAGCGGAGACGCTGTGGAGGCGCGGGTTGCTACGGTTTTTTAGATTAAAAAAAGCTTGGTTCGTCTTTTTTACGTCCATTACTATATATATATATTACTATACTCTTACTGATATCTCTCTTCTCCTTCCTCTCTAATAATAAAAGAAAAAGAAGAACCACTACTTTTCTCTCTCCTCTCAGCCCCGAGACCCGCGATCCTACACGCTTTGCGACTGTTCTTCTTCTGCGCCCATTGGACGACGTCATTTACCCTCCAATCGCCCGCAGACCCTGGGTACTCCGGTGTCTGCGATAGTTCGCCTTTCTTAAAAAAGACGAACTGCATCTAACTTATGCGAACGGCATATGCTTACGGGATATTGCGGATTCTCAACAAATTTATTGCCCAAGTCAGTAAGTTGAGCCAGAGTTCGTCTTACCGACTTGCCGGATCGCAAGAACTTTCCAAATTGGAGAACACCATGGCCTACACCACAATCCGTACCCAAGTTCTGAAGCCTGCGAATGTCGAAGCTGCGAAGCGTGGCTTCCTGAAGACGTTGTGCGACTACGTTGCCAAGAATGGCGACGTACCGACATCGAAGCTGGTGAAGCGATTTGCAGGCAAGACCGACGGCAGCAAGGTTGTTTCGACTGAGCGTGTCGTGCGGTATGCGTACTACGCAGTTCAGCATGGCTTGCTGACTGCGCACTGAGCTCTCCTCGTCGCCAAGTGCGGCGCTTGACCCAGCCCTGGGGCAGCCTGGGGCTGGGCTTTTTACATTTGCCGGCAGCGCAGCGCTGCGGTATAAACGCCGCATGGCCTCCACACGCGCATCCAAACCGGCTCAACGCCTGACACCACTGGCGAGCACAGGCACGTTCATCACCGAACAAGGTGTGATCGTCGATGCTCGGGGTGTCGGCATCTCATTTCAACAGTTGCAATCGCAAGACGATACGTACTTTGCCGAAGTGCTGGGTAAGTCGGTCGAGACACCCGCTGAGCTGCTGAAAGCCGTGGCCCTGGACCCTCGGCAACCGTTGGCGCGAAGATTGGCGTGTGCCAAGGACGCCGCGCCGTACTTCGACAAGAAGACGCCAGTGATGATCGAAACGCCTGCTGAAGACCCGACGAAACTTATGGACTTGTCGAAGCTGACGGACAAAGAGCTGGGGCAATTCCTGGTGCTTGCTGAGAAACTAGGGCTTTCACCTACGGAGAAGGGTTGATGCGTACAGCCCGCGAGAAGCCCTCCAAGACCGTCGAAGCCCCCTCCCCCTCAGGAACCGTTGAAAAATCGCCTCTACGGGCTGAGAAGGGCCTTGCAACGGGGGTTCTGAGCCTCTCGCCTTCCGTTATCCGCGCAGCCCAGCGTGAAAAGCGTCGCCGCGACGCAGCCAAGGATCTGCGCTCCTTCACCCGAGCGTCGTGGCCCACCATCGAACCTGGGTGTCAGTTCGTGTCGGGGTGGCACTTGGACGCAATCTCAGAGCACTTGGAAGCTGTGTTGAATCGGCAAATACGATTCTTGGTCATCAACATGCCGCCACGCCACATGAAGTCGATCAGCGCAGCAGTGCTGCTGACACCCTACGCGTGGATTCGCAATCCGTCGCACCAATTCCTGTACTCGTCATACGCAAAAGACCTCGCAGTCCGCGACAGCGTCAAGTCGCGCAGGCTGATCCAATCGCCGTGGTTCCAAGAGCTGTGGGGCGACGTGTTCCAACTGGCGGGAGACCAGAATGCCAAGACCCGCTTCGAGAACACACACAATGGGCACAGGCTCTGTTGCTCCACGGGCTCAGCCACTACGGGCGAAGGTGGCGACACGTTGGTGATGGACGACCCCCACAACGCGATGGAAGCACAGAGTGACGTCATGCGCAAGAGCGACCTGGAATGGTATGACCAAGGATTCAGCACTCGACACAACAACCCCAAGACCGGAGCCACGGTGTGCGTGATGCAGAGGCTCCACGAGAACGACATGACCGGACACTTGTTGGAGATGGGTGGGTGGGAGCACCTGTGCTTGCCTGCCGAGTACGACGGACGGCGCATCGTGACCAGTATAGGATGGGTGGATCCACGTAAAGAACAGGGTGAGTTGCTGTGGCCCGAGCGGTTCGACACGAAGGAGCTGGCACGGCTGAAGAAGCCTCTTGGGGACTACGGTGTCGCAGGGCAATTGCAGCAGCGACCCGATCCGGCCACGGGTGGCATCATCAACGCAGCGAAGATTCGCTTGTGGCCTGCGAAGTCTCCGTTGCCCGACTTCAGCGCCGTCATACAGAGCTACGACACAGCGTTGGATGAGAACGAAATGAACGACTACACAGCGTGCGTCGTGCTTGGGTTGTTCGAACATAAAGGGCGCATTCGTGTGATGCTTGTGGATGCGTGGCACGAGCGGCTGGGGTACGACAAGCTGCGCCCCCGAGTCAAAAAGGACATAGAGGACAACGCATACGGAGAAGAGGAGATGGCCAAGCGTGCGGACTACGCACTCATCGAGCGCAAGGGCTCAGGCATCAGCCTCATCCAAGACCTCGCAGGCCGTGCGCGCAACCGCATTCGAGGCTATAATCCAGGCAGCTTGGACAAAGTAGCTCGTGCCCGCTTGGTGGCCCCACTCATTGACGACGAATTGGTGTTTGTGTGTGAGAGCACCAAGAACCCAGGACAATGGGCAAACTGGGCTGCGTGGCTGCACAAAGAGTTGCGGCAATTCCCAGTGGGTGAACATGACGACGGAGTAGATGCATTGGTGCAAGGTCTGCGGCACTTGCATGTTGAAGGATTCATCACTATCTCCGACGACATTGAAGAGCCTGACGAGTTCGCAGAGGAGCGAGCCCCGAGGGTCAATCCGTACGCAGCATAACAGAGGAGTTGAGAATGATCGGCATGAATTTTGGCGAAGCAATCGAAGCACTGAAAGCAGGCCGCAAAGTGGCGCGTGCTGGGTGGAATGGCAAAGGCATGTGGCTTGTGCTAGTGCCTGCAAGCCAACCCACGTTGCGCGAAGGCTCTGTGTACCACGAAGCCCTGAGCGGCGCAGGCACTTGCCACATCAATGCACATATTGACATGTTCACCGCCACGGGCGATATGCAGCCAGGGTGGCTCGCATCACAATCAGACATGCTTGCTGAAGATTGGAGCACGGTATGAAGACACCAGTGTTCGATCCGCAGCGCGACGGCAATCCGTTCGCATGGATTGTGAAGACAGCGCAGACCCTGAGGTCTCAGGCTCGAGAACAGCACAACCTGGATAGCCTGCTTGTCGCGCCGCTGCTTTCGAAGTATGAGGAACAGCTGCGGGAACGGATCCGCACGTTTGAGAGGCTCGATGCCAAGGTCTCCAAGCGTGCACACCCACCCAGAGGTGTGACGAGGATGGCAGACTGGAATATGTAGGAGGTGCACCATGGGAGTGTTGGACAGAATTGCCAAGATTGCTACGAAGGCATCCTCGGACGCAGGAAACCTTGCCCGCAAAGGTGCAACCTCTCTCGCTGACACAGCTGCAACTCAAATTGAGCAGGGCAAAGGCATCCTTGGGCGCATTCAGAATCCTATGCAGCTGCGCAACGCAGGGCTTGGACCAAATAAAGTTGTGCGCACGAGGTCTCAACCCATTGTGAATTGGAAGTCTACAGAACCTGGCATATTTCACAACCCTGTAGATAGTGAATTACGCACACCAGTATTGCGCCCAGACCAGTATGGACGAGAAACAAGCCCCACTCCGCACCCAGTCAAGCAGTGGGTAGACAGTGTGTTGGGAAAGTACTACACGCGAGACATTGGGACTGCAGAAGACCCCATTTTGCAGCTGCTACGTGCGGGCGAACCAATTCACAAAGAAATGACAGGGTGGGCTCCTGTACACAGGCTGCCAAGCATAGAAACTGAACCCAATGGCTTGGCTGCTGAGTGGGCTGCGGAGTCAGACAACATGCTCACGCGCAGATCACCTCGAGAATTGAAGAGACTGTTCGCGAATCGCGGGCGACACATTCCCAAGTGGTTGGCATTTGCGGAAGACAAGCCAATGCTGGTGCTAGATGAAGGCGACAACACAGACCTTGGCTTCCAACACATTGTGGACTACTTGAACAATCAACTCAACACAGGACAATTGCGTCCTGAGCAGCTGAGCAAGGTCAGTCTCAAACAAGCAGTGCAAGGCACAGCCAAGTGGAACAAGCAATTGGCGAAACAGAAGGAAGTTGAGGGTTTGAAAGCCATCCGAGGTGTGTACAAGGAGTACCCCGAAGGATACAAGTGGGTTGAGGTTGCTCCGGAAGGTCTGGCAGCTGAGGGTGCTGCTATGAAGCACTGCGTGGGCGGCTACTGCGACGACGTGGAGAGCGGATACACGAAGATTTACTCGCTGAGGGATCCCAGTGGGAAGCCGGTGACGACGGTGGAGATAGACACACGACCAGGGTTCTCGGGTGATGTGCTTATGCGGGACGACGATTTGAATTCCACAGGGTACGATGCATGGCGAGGGTTTTTAGACAGAGAAGATCGAAATTTGGCGCTTCCAGAATACTTGAAGAAGCACCATCCTAAAGTTTACGAACGACACGCAGCACCTAAAATTCTGCAAATCAAAAGCCCAGCCAATGGTGCTCCGAAACCTGAGTATCTGAAATACGTACAAGACTTCGTACGCAGTGGCAAGTGGGGTAGCGTGGAAGATCTGAAAAATGCAGGCATGTACAATGCACCAGGAAAATTCTGGGATGCTTCACAAGCTAATCGCAGCAAGGTTGTGCCGTACAATGTAGGCGCGAATGGACAACCGCTGCCGATGATACCTGAAGGGTACTACACTGAAGAAGATTTAGCCAACATGTTCACCCCCAAGCAAAACATTCCTTCGCGCGACACAGGGCCTGAGGAGTTTGCAGAAGGTGGCTTCGTGCGCACAAATGCAGGGAACCCGAGACAAGTGCGAAACGCAGAGGTGGTTGAACCGCTGACACAGCTGCCGAAGATGTTCGCGGGAGCTGCCCGAGGTGCTGTAAAGACAGCTGTGACGTGGCCAGGAGAGTTGGAGCGTATTGCGCTAGATTTGGCGTATAAACGCGACAATGACACGCCTGTGGAGAATACTGAGTTGCACGAGGTACAAGGCCCACTACGTATCCGAGCCCCGAGTACCGGAGTATTGTCGAAGAATGTACTGTCGGACGACGTTATCAACGCGTACGGGAACATTCCCAATTCCACGGAGCGGTGGCGGAGCGGGCACGGCAGCACGAAGACATGGTTGCCCACTGGCGAAGATTTTGACCGCGTGTTACCCGCAACGCCAAAGATTCAGAACACTGGGTATGGCGCAGCTGTGAATCCGTACGAACAAATTGGTGAAGCCTTCATGCTCTCACCACAACAAGTTGGCAGAGGAGCCAAGACGCTACTGGACGCGACACGGATGGAACTGGGCAAGGTGCTGCCACAGCGCACAGTGGCGACGACAGCTTTGGCGCACAGAGCTGCACCTATAGCCCGCCCAAGCACAAGAGCCGTCGGGGTAGACACATCAACCACAGCGCACACAGTCATGCCTGTAGTCGGTCTGCCGTTCGTATCCGAAGGTGCCACACAAAAGTTTGCTAAGGGTGGTCTGGTGGTGCCACAAGACCTGACAGCCAAGCTCGAAGATATGTACAAACTACCCACAGGGTTGCTTGCAGCAGTGGCGAAGGTGGAGTCCAACAATGATCCCGAAGCAGTGTCGCCCAAAGGTGCGCAAGGGTTGATGCAGCTTATGCCGCAGACAGCTAAGATGCTTGAGGTGGATCCAACCAACCCGGTGGAAGCATTGCATGGCGGGGCGAAGTATTTGGCGATGCTGCAACACAGGTTCGGCGACTTGCCCACAGCCTTGGCTGCGTGGAACTGGGGGCCTGGCAACGTGGCGAAGCACGGAGTGGAAGCGCTGCCACAAGAAACAATGCAGTTTGTGCACAAAGTGATGCAGAAGTTGCGCAAAGAAGAACCTGCGCAGCCGAAACAACAACCGTTTGAACCAATCTCATTGGGCGAGCACGGCAGCATTGAGGACGAGGATGAAATGTCCGAGGTGTTGCTTGCACTACTAGACGAACAAGACGAACCACAGCAAGAAGACGAGGAAAATTATGCCGACGCAGCCTGAAAAGAACCACTCCTACGGCAGCACAGTGCCGGCACCTGCTGAAGAATTGGCAGAATTGGCGGACGAAGCACGCGAGGATTCGGACGGCAGCTACTTGGCGGAGATTGAAGACGCAGAGGGCGAAGAAGGCGACATTGTAGAGATGGAAGACGGTTCAGCCATCGTAGTTGTCAAGGATAAAGAAGATCCCGAGGACGGAGAATTTTTGACGAACTTGGCTTCGAAGATTTCAGCTACTGCAAGACACCGTATTGGCAGCATGTTGGCAGAACTGCTTGAACACGATGTGGAAGCTCGCAAAGAGCGCGACAAGCAGTATGCCGAAGGCATTATGCGCATGGGCATCCAAGGCGAGACCAAGGGTGGGGCTCAGTTCGAGGGGGCCAGCCGCGCAGCGCACCCGGTGTTGATGGAAGGGTGCATTGATTTTATGTCGCGCACAATGAAGGAAACATTCCCATCCAAAGGGCCTGTACGCGCACATATCGTGGGGAGTTCAGACGAAAAGAAAATTCTGCGCGCACGCAAGAAGCAGCAGTTGCTGAACTACCAACTGACACAACAAGTATCTGAATACCCATTCGAGCAAGAACAGTTGTTGATGCAACTGCCACTCGCAGGGTCTCAGTACAAACGATGGAGGTGGGAACCCTCGCTGAACCGACCTTGTTGTGAGTTCGTACCCCAAGACAAAGTAGTCATCCCAGCCACGGCATCAAATATCTACACTGCCAATCGATTCGCAATTGTGTTGTCGGTCACAGCAGAAGATTTCGAAGAGCGGATGGACACAGGGTTCTATTGGCGGCCTGATGGCAAAGTACCGTCAGACGTGCCCGAGCCCGAGCGCACGGCGACGGAAGATGCTTCGAACCGTGTGGCAGGGCTCACAGACACAGCGTACAACGACGACGGCGAACGTAAGATGTACGAAGTGTACACGTGGCTGGAGATTGAAGAAGACGCAGAGAGCGGAGGCGAAAGGGCTCCATACATCGTACATTTGGATGATGCAAATGACGAAGTTGTTGGGGTGTATCGCAATTGGAAGGAATCCGACGAACTGCGGCGCAAGCTGGACTGGGTGGTGGAATACACATTCATACCTTGGCGTGGGCCGCTGGGGTTGGGGTTGTACCACGTGGTGGGCTCCCTCAGTATTGCAGCCACAGGTGCCCTGCGTGCGATTCTAGATTCTGCACTGCTCAACACCATGCCAGGTGGTGTCAAGGTCAAGGGGGGTGGCAATGCACAAACCATCGAACTGAGACCGTTGGAGTTTGCAGAAGTTGATATTGGTGGGGTGGATGACATTCGCAAAGCCATCATGCAACTATCACTACCCCCCACGTCTCCTGTGCTGTTCCAGGTTTTGCAATGGCTGACAGATCAAGCGAAAGGTGTTGTCAGCACTGCGGAAGAAACTATTGCCAACGCTTCGAACAACATGCCTGTTGGCACCGCGCTGGCACTAATTGAACAAGGCAGCCAGGTTTTCAGCGCATTGCATGCACGCATCCACCGGTCACAAGCCAAAGAACTTGAAATTCTGTGTCGGCTGAATGGACAATACCTGACCGACGAAATGCAGCAAGACACGATAGGCGAAGTGCTTTGTTCGCGCGAAGACTTTGAAACCGCAGACGGCGTGCAGCCTGTGTCAGACCCCAACATCTTCAGCGATTCACAACGCTACGCACAATTGCAAGCAGTTATGCAATTGGCAGAACAACACCCAGAATTGTACGATATTGCGGCGCTGCATCGCAGAGCCTTGACCCTGTTGAACTACCAAGACAGTGAAGAAATTCTCAAGGTTCAACCAGCACCATTCCACGCCAACGCAGTTGCTGAGAATGTGGCAGTGTCGCAAGGTGCGGTGCTTGTTGCAGCCCCCACAGACGACCCACTCGCACACTTAGTGGGGCATCTGCAATACATGCTGGATCCATTGCTGAGCATGACGCTCAACCCACAAGCGTACAATGGGTTGTGGCAACATTGTCTGCAACACATTTCGTTCTACTATGCAACACAAATGCAGCAAGCTGCGAATGAAGCAGTTGGAGAGGATTTGGAAGAAATGGCAGGCAGTTCGGAAGGCCACGCATTGGTGGATTCAACATTGGCAGCACAAGTAGAGTTGGTGCAAGAGCAAATCAAAGGTGCTTTGCAGCCACTGACACCACTGCTGCAAGCAGCGATGCAGAAATTGCAAGCAATGCAACCCCCACAACCACCAGTGCCGATGGATCCGGTCATTGCAGCGCTGCAAGAGACCAAGCGTCGTGCAGACAAAGATGCTGTGGACGCGCAGCAAGCTATGCAGAAATTGATTGTCGAAATGCGCATGGGCATGGAAGCATTGCAACGACAACGAGACAAAGATGCAAAAGATTTTCAAGCTGCACTACTGAACGTAGTTGCAAAGGTGTCCCCCGATTCAGCTGCCGTTGGGGTGTCTGCCGCATTGTCCACAGGTGGCGCAGGAGTACAGCAATGAGCGGAGCAAATGGTGACAAGCCACTGCGCAAGCGGTTGGCGAGCGGTGAGAAGGTGTCGGTGACGAAGCTTGCAAATGGCGGTATGTGTGGCATGAACATGACTCCGACCATCCCCAGTGGCAAGAAGAAGGTGTTTGCGCCCAACCCGATTACAGCAGCGAAGCGCAACAACGGCGTGCCAGGCTTCAAGAAGGGTGGCAAAGCCAAAGGGGGTTCAAAATGAACACTTTTGAACTTCGATATTCTTCCGGGGCAACTGAAAAGCTTTGCACAGAACTGAAGACGGTTGCACAGGTTGCGAACCAAGTGTTCGGCATGTCGCTGGAAGAAGTGCGTGACTTTGGTGCGGATGTAGTTGCCGTGTCGACCACAGAAGCTCCTGCAGAGGTCGTAGAAGCTCCTGCAGAGGTCGTAGAAGCTCCTGCAGAGGTCGTAGAAGCTACTGCAGAGGTCGTAGAAGCTCCTGCAGAGGTCGTAGAAGCTCCTGCAGAGGTCGTAGAAGCTCCTGCAGAGGTCGTAGAAGCTCCTGCAGCAAAGAAAGCAGGCAAAGCCAAGTGAGCGGGTATTTAACGGTTCGAGAGGCTTGTACGAAGCTGGAAGCAGAGCGGGACAGGTTGGTATCCACTCTTGCAACGCAGCCAGCTTCGTCTTTGGAAGAGTATAAACACCGAGTTGGTGTTTGTGAGGGGCTTGTGAGAGCACAAGCAATATTGAAGTCAATTTCAGAGGAGGAAGATGCATGACGAAGATTCATGAATTGTTGCGAGAACAATTCCCGGATTTGTCGGAAGAGCAAGTTGAAGATCTATTTCCGTCAGTGGATCCAGGTGTTGAACCCCTAGGGGCTCGTGTATTGGTGCAAATTCGCACCGCAAAGTCAGTCAGCAAAGGTGGCATTGTGTTGGCTGAAGAAACCCGCAAAGACGAGCAGTGGCAGACACAGGTTGCGCTTGTACTCAAACTCGGCCCATATGCTTTCCGCGATCGCGACGGAGAGCAGAATCTTGAAGTGTGGGCTCAACCAGGCAAGTTGGTACGGGTGCCACGATGGGGTGGAGACAGGCTAAATGTCGCAATCCCAGGCCGCCCACATGAAAAAGCCCTGTTTTGCATGTTCAAAGATCACGAATTGAGCGGGGTTGTCACAATCAACCCAATTCTCGTGGACAACTACTACATCTAGAAAGGATTGCTGACATGAGCAATGAAGTATTTGAACTGAACACCCCCGCTACGGCTGAGCACGACATGCTTATTGACGAAGACGGTGGCTTGGTGGAGTCTTCCAACTTGTTGCAAGATTCTTCGGAGGAAGATATCGAAGAAGAGCACGGCGAAGAAGACAATGAGTCCGACGGTGCAAGCAGCACAGACGCTGATAGCGAAGACCCGCAAGAGCAGCGACGCATCGAGCGCAGGGCCGAGCGCAAACGACGCGCACAAGCTCGACGAGCCCGCGAAGAAGGTACGGCACAATTATTGGCACAACTCAAGCAACAGAATGACCACTTGGCAACGCAATTGGCTGCGGTGCAGCGCAATAGCGTGACCTCACAACTGGCACAGGTGGATGCGCGGATCAACGATTTGTCATTGCAAGAGCAAGCGCTGCTTGAACAACACGCACAGGCAGTGACGATGGCAGACGGCATTGCAGCATCTTCGGCCATGGACGGATTGGCGCAAACCCGTGCTACGCGGCAGGCACTGGAAGCGGCCAAGGCCAATGCAGTGCGTGCGATGCAACAGCAAAACACTCGCAGGCCTGCGCCACAACAAATGCAACAGCCTGAAGAGTTGCCCCCGATTGTGCAACGTCGAGCACAAGCTTTTATGGCGAAGGTGCCTTGGTATGATATCAACGGAGGTGACGAAAAGTCGGCGATGGTCATTGCGCTAGATGCATCTGTCACAAAGGATGGGTTTGACCCAGCTACAAAGGCGTATTGGGATGAGTTGGAGGCTCGCGTGAACAAATACTTGCCCAGCGCAAACGGTCGCAGCTATAATCGCGAAGAGAATTCTGGTTCTGCACGCAGCCCGGTAGTTGGCAGTGTGCGGTCTGGGAAGACTGCAGACGGGAAGCAGGTGTTTCGGATCTCAGCTGAGCGAGTTCAGGCGATGAAAGACGCAGGCATGTGGGAAGACCCTGTTAAGCGCAAGAAGATGTTTGCGCGTTACCAAGAAGCAGACAAGAAAGGTGGTGCAGCATGAGCAAGAACAATTCTCGCAATCGTGGTTCGCTGAACAGCGAAGACGACACACTGCTCAATGGTGTTGAAGACGACACAACATTGGTAAGTGAAGAAGACTTGATGCTCGAACTGCAGGCTGAAGGCATGCAAACAGCATTGCCGACAATCAAGCCTCCACCTGGATGGCACTACTGTTGGTTGTCCACAACCAATCAGTACGACCATTTGGCACGCCGCACGCGCATGGGGTACCAACCCGTGCCGGCAGCAGAGGTACCTGGTGCAGAGTACCTTGTAGCCAAAGACGGGCAATTTGAGGGTTGCATTACGTGCAACGAAATGGTTTTGTTCAAGATTCCAGATCGTCTGTATCAAATGATTATGACCCACAATCACCTGACTGCACCGCGTCAAGAGCAAGATAAACTCAGTGTTTCTATCAAGCAAAATTTCCGAGACTCGAAATACGGAGATTTGGCTAAAGAAATTGGGGATGGGTTTGTGGCTACGGACGAAGACGCTCGACCTGTCCATGTGGGCCGGTCTCCTATCTTCACATAAAGGAGTGTACCATGAGTTCATCTCTCGCTCCGTTCGGGCTGAAACCAATCTTCCACCCGAGCGGTCAGATTCGCGCCAATGAGCGCAAGAGCGGCATCGCTTCTGGCTACGCCACGGCAATCTACAAAGGTTCCCCCGTCGCGTTGAACACCAGTGGTGTCTACATTATTGCAGCAGGCGGCTCCAGCTTCGTGGGAGCTTTCGCAGGGTGTGCATACACCACTTCCAGTGGTCAGCGTGTGGTGTCGTCGCAATGGACAGCCAGCGCTACCTACGCAAGTGACATGGTTGCGTACGCCTATGAGGATCCGGACATTGTGTACGCAATCCAGGCCGACGGAGCAGTTCCGCAGACTGGGGTTGGTGCGCACATGGATTTCTCGGGCGATTCAGGCTATGCGATTGGAGACGGCAACACCACTACAGGGCTGAGCACTGCAGCAGGTGAGAGCACACTGATTGCAGCAGCTTCGCAAGGCATGTTGCGGGTACTTGGGTTGCATGAAGTTCCGGGCAATGCTTGGAACGATACTTACACGCAAGTGCAAGTTCAAGTGGCTCGTCATCAATTCGTCGCCAACATTGTCGGCATCTAACAAGGGAGCATTATCATGGTCATGCGATCTACTGACTTTCGCTCCATTGTGGAGCCCATTCTCAACGAAGTGTTTGATGGTGTTTATGATCAACGCGCCGATGAGTTCAAAGACGTGTTCCAAGTGGTCGACGGCACTCCGCGTCAATACCACGAAGAGCCTGTGCTGTACGGGTTCAATGCAGCTCCGGAACTCCCGGACGGCAAACCTGTGTCGTACGACGAAGGTGGTGTGTTGTTCATCAAGCGGTACATCTACAAGGTGTTCGGCTTGGCATACTCGATGACCCGCACGGTCATGGAAGACGGCGACCACATCCGACTCGGCAGCATCTACGCCAAGCATTTGGCACAATCGCTCATCGAGACCAAAGAAACTCGTTGCGCGAACGTGCTGAACTACGCCTTCACTTCTGGGTACACTGGTGGGGATGGCATCATCCTGAACTCGGCATCACACCCGATTCAAGGTGGTACGTTCAGCAACCTGCTTGGCACTGCAGCAACCCTGTCGCAAACATCTGTAGAACAGATGTGCATCCAGATTCGCGGCGCAGTGGACAATAATGGCAAGAAGATCCGACTCAAGCCTCTCAAGCTTGTTGTCAGCCCTTCGCAAGAGCTGCAAGCCGAAGTTGTTCGCAAGTCTGCGCTGCGCACTGGTTCGGGGTACGCCACGTACAACGATATCAATCCGATCAACTCCAAAGGCATGTTGGCAGAGGACACAGCCGTGTTGTCGCGTCTGACGTCCACAACTGCTTGGTGGATCAAGACGGATGCTCCGGAAGGTCTGAAACTGATGATGCGTACTGCGCTCAAGAAGTCCATGGAAGGTGATTTCGAAACCGACTCCATGCGCTACAAGGCTACGGAACGTTACATCGAAGGTTGGACTGACCCGCGTGGCGTGTTTGGCACTCCTGGCGTGTAATTGAAGCACTGAGAGACCCACTGTAGAGTGGGTCTCTTTGTTCAAATAGTAGCAGGCTGCTGAAGAGTAGCGTCTCATTGAAGGGTCAATCGTGAGCACTACTTCAGGCATGCTTGGCAACACACAGATGACGGCCATACAGCTGATTGAATTAGCTGCTCGTCGTGCCAAGCTCAACCCCGAAACACTGACCGGCGAACAGCTTGAAGTTGCTGCGCTGGATCTGTACCTGACAGTCACGCAATTGTCCACAGTTGGACTTCAATTGTGGGTGGTGGAAGGGGTCACCATATCACTGGAAGAAGGTCGCGGCACGTATCTTTTGTCTGTACCAGGATATGTAGAGGAACTCAAAGAAGTTGTTCTCCGCAGACTCACAGACACAGACACATTATCTGCCGACGCAGTAACGACCACACTCACTTCCGCGCTGTATGACGCAGCACAGATGCAAAGTGTTGGGGTTGAATTTACAGCTACTCCCGCAGGGGTGGCACACTTGGAGCTGTTTGACGGAACTGCTTGGCAATCGGTCTCCGACGATACACGAATGTCCGATACGGTGCAGTGGTTTGTACCCCACAAGTTGTTTTCATCCACAAGAGCTCGTATTGTGTGGACAACAGGCACTGCAGCAGCAGGCGACATTGTAGTTTCTACAAGCGTGAATGACAGACCATTGCAAGCCATGTCGCGAGACGAGTGGGCGCAACAACCGCGCAAGTTGCAAACAGGTGGGCAACCCACGCTGTGGTACTTGGAGCGACACACACAACCCAAGTTGAATCTGTTCCCAGCGCCGCAATCAGACACAGACCATTTGTTAGTGTGGTGGCGACGCAGGATGGAGGATGTAGGAGCACTGAGCAATTTGCTGGAAATACCGCCACGATGGTATGACCCCATTGTCACAGAATTGTCTGTGAGGCTTGGCACAGACATATCGGGTGCGGATGAAGTTCGCTTACAGACCAATGTTGCTGCAGCTGGAGCACGAACCACGATGGCAGCAGGGGCAGAAACAGACAGTGGCTGTGTGCGGCTTAATTACGCTTTGTCGGGGTATACACGATGAGCAAATTTCTTTCTCCAATGATTTCAGGAGTTTGTCAAGCAATCGGCGTTTGCGATCGATGCAAGATGAAAGCACATCTTGTAGATTTGATAGCAGACCACGATAATCCTGGGTTGCGGGTGCATGAAGCTTGCGCAGATGTGCGAGACCCATATAAATTGGCTCCTCGTCTGACTGAACGAATTGTTGTCAGAAACCCCCGTAGGGATGACGATGAGGCTGTGAGAACATGAGCGCCGAAACAATGACCTTCGCCACGTTGCAGACGGATGCGCTGAACTATGTGGAGCGTACGTCGGATGAAGAATTGACGACACAATTGCCACGATTGGTGATGTTGGCCGAAGATTGGTTGTCCCGCAACATTCGCGGTCTGGGCAAGCAAAATATCATCCGAGGCGAACTGACCCAAAGTGACAACGTGTTGGTGAAGCCTGCACGGTGGCGAGAAACCAACTACATTCGAGTGTTGGTGGCAGGCCAGTGGCAAATTCTTCGCAAACGCACACTCACATTTTGCCAACAGTATTGGCAAACTTTGTCTGTCGAATCAGTGCCAATGTATTACGCAGACTACGACTATGACCGTTGGTTTGTGGCAGCCACACCGGACGATAATTACACAATAGAAGTTGGCTTCTATGAGAAGCCCGCCCCATTGTCTTCGGAAGCCCAAGAAAATTGGACCACACAGAACGCACCTGCATTGTTATTGAATGCCACATTGGCAGAAGTGCACGGGTTTCTAAAGAATTATGAAGCGGAAGGGCGTTACCGCCAAATGGCTTCCGCAGGTGCTGCAGATATTCTGCAAGAAGCTTCTCGTCGATTGTCCGATGCTTCAGCTAACAGAGTAGAGGGTTGATATGTCCTGGACTTCCAGATTTTCTTCTGACGCCGTTTCTTCTGCTTCAAACTCGTTTGCGAGCTATGAGATGTCGGAAAGCTTTTCGCTTGTGTGGGAGCAACAAGCTGCCGAAGGCACCACCACAATCTCAGACCTCATAGAACTTTACACAGACACGACAAGCTTGTCAGTGACGTTGCCAGAAGCCAATGCCGCAAGTGTAGGTTCCGGCAGCGTATTCACCAACACAGGTTCCGTTGCAGTGACGTTGCTAGACGCTGCAGCAGGCACAGTGTGTGTGTTGCAAGCAGGACAAGCGAGAGTTGTGTACATCACGGACAACAGCACAACAGCTGGCGTGTGGTCGAACATTCTACTGGGCACAACCACTTCTGCAGTGGACGCAGCCAGCATCGCAGGCAAGGGCTTGTATGCAAATGGAGATAGATTGGACGTGTCTTCTCTGGTAGTTGAGACGACAAGCAACAGAACCATTTCAAATACAGACAAGGGCAAGGTGCTCACGCTGACGTCAGGCTCTGCGACCTTTACACTGCCTGCGCTCGTCGCGTCTACAACAGAAGGATTTCCTGTTTGCGTACACAATGCAGGGCTTGGCACACTGACAATTGCAACGTCTGGAGGGGCTACAATTGACGGTGAGAGCTCTTTGAGCGTAGCTCCGGACGAATCGACTTGGCTCGTTGCAGGCACTGTAGGATGGTACAAAGTTGGGTATGGTCGCACTGTGGCATTCGCCATCACACAGTTGGTGTTGGATGTTACAGCAGGTGGCACATTCACCCTGACTTCTGCACAAGCAGCAAACAAAATGCTGCAATTGACCGGGACTTCAGGATATCCCACTGTGGCAACCACGATCATTGTTCCTGGTACAGCTAGCATCTATTTTGTACAAGCAGCCTACAATGGCAGTGCCACAACCACAGTCAAGACTGCAGGCGCAGGTTCCACGGTGAATCTGTCTGCGGGTCAGAAGGCAGTATTGTATTGTGATGGTGTGAATGTCACACTTGGCCAATCCACCACTGTGGGCACTACAATCGGCATTCTGGACGGCACTGTGTCCAATCCGGCGCTGTATTTCTCTTCGGAAGCAGGCACTGGGGTATACCGAGCAAGCGCAGGAGTGTTGGGGTTGGCGGTGCTTGGGGTTCTTCGGTTTTCGCTGTCAGCAACAGGTGCTACTGTGGTAGGCACGCTAACCGTGGATGGGCTTTTGAACGAGAAGCACGGAGCAGACATTGCTTCCGCAAACACCATCAATCTTACAACAGCCACAGGCAATTTGGTGGACGTGACAGGCACGACAACAATCACAACCATCACGTTGGTGGAAGGTGCAGAACGCACGGTGCGATTCACAGGTGCTTTGACGCTGACGAATGGAGCATCATTGGTGTTGCCTGGAGGCATAAACATCAAGACTGTTGCAGGTGATTGTGCAACGTTCAGAGGATATGCAGCAGGAGTTGTGAGGTGTGTCAACTATTCGCGCATGCCGGCAGCAGCCAATTTGACACTAGAACAAATAACCACGACTGGGTCTGGCAATACCTTTGTAGCAACTCCCACAGTGCCCTGGACTGCATACACGCCTGGCCAACAGATAATTGTTGAGCTGCATCACGCAGCTGTATACAGCTCAATTGTCACTGTGAATGTCAGTGGGTTGGGGGCCTTGGAACTCATAGACTACTCTACAGGCGGTAGTTTTGGATGGCAGTTCTTGCCAGCATTCAAACCAATATTGCTGCGCGTAAGTTCGGATGGAGCTACTTTCGAGGTTATGCACATCTATCGAGGTGCTCTGACTCTGCAAAGCGTCAGCAGCACAGTCTCTTCATACGACATTGAGAATATTGAACACAGATTCTTTGTGGTAGAGACCGTTGGCGCTTTTGCAGGAGTTAGGTTGCTGTACAAAGCTGGGCCTGGAGAAGTGTGGTCTGGAGGGCTGACAATTTTTGACAAATACTTGACCAATTTTGCGAGCGGGTCTGCTATTTTTGTCGTGGGGGTGTATGAGGCTGCAACCAATTTGATAACAGTTGGATATTACACAGTCAATGTGTCCACTGGGGCTGCCTCAACCACAACATACACAACCTTCAAAGTATATCCGGTGGCAGGATGATAAAAGCATTTTCGCGGGGAGGAGTATTTGGGATGGAAGATCGATTTCTGGGTGCAAGCAAGCTTGGACTGTACACAAGCAGCGCAGTCGGATTTTTCGGAGCATTCACGCTCACGCAATGGGCGACGCTTCTTGGAATTTGTGGTACGATTGTGGGGATCGTGTGCACAATATTTTTGACTGTGGTTCGCAATAGGCGCGAGCGTGAAGAGCATGATGCACGCATGTTGAGTTTTAGGTTGCACCCGCGCACAGCAGACCGAAGGAAGAAACGCGATGAATGAAGTTTCACACGACTTATTGCGCAGATTGCAAGAGTTGGAGAAGGTGGTTGCTCCGACAGCGAACTATGTTGCGGACGGTTCTGAGGATGTAATATTCTTCAACACCGGAGGTTCAGCCTTGACATGCAGTTTAAGAGCTCAGCGAGGGTTGAGGACGAGCGTGGTGAAAGTAGGTGGTGGCAGTGTTGTGGTTTCAGTACAAGGTGGTGGCACTGTCAATGGTGCTGCGAGTAAGACGATATCAACCGATTATGCTCCGCTGAGGCTAAAGGCTGTTGCGGGCAACATGTTGGAGGTGTGAGATGGGTACTCCGGTACGAGCAATTAAGACACAAACAGGTTCAGGCACTTCGGGTTGGGTTCCATTGGATCCAGCACAGACGCCTTTTTGTGTTGGGTTCGGTGCAGTGGTTTCTGGAACCGTTGCATATTCAATCGAACATACTTTCGACAACATTTTCGACAGCAGTATCACTCCAACAGCATTCACAAATGCTTTGGGCACCGGGTTGTCGACAAATCAGGACGGCAATTACATCGCCCCGGTAGCAGCAGTGCGCATCAATGTTGCAAGTGGTTCAGGGTCTGTCACACTGACAGTGCTTCAAGGTCGCGGCAACTGAGGAGAACATCATGGCAGTCTCTAGCAGCAATGTATCCTATGTCAATGTCACCAACGCAAATGGAGACATTGAAGCCTCAGTCCAACCCCGCTCCGGCACACTATCTTTCCTTCACTCGCTCGCTGGCCTTACGGGTGAGCTTGCTTATCCCACAGACGCACCGGGTATCGTGCAGCTTACCGGAACGGCTGGGGCTGAGCGGCTTTATGCTCCCGTGCAAAATGGGCAGACGCTTACGTATAACGCGCTGGACGACGATATTCTGGACTTGACGGACTATCCGCTGCTAACTTCGGTATTTATTACTGGCGTAGCAGGCACGGCGCAACTGGCATACACAGATTCCGCACAGGCAGGTACAACGGGGCAGGTTACGTTTTACAACCAAAGCGGCTCTACAGTCACGCTCTTGGCCACCGACCAAGCTTTAAGTCAGCGTCTGCCGGCCATCACAATTCTGGTTATGGCCCGCACCCCAACAGATACACTGAACACAGGCAGCACCCTTGTGCCTATTGCTTTTCTGCCAATGGGTGGCGGCGACAAGTTATATCGTGGACAAGACTCTCGCCACATTCTGCCCAAGGTAAATACAAGCAGCATTCTATTTGGCTGTACCGGGGCAACCTATGGGCGCGGCGGGACTTTGGTAACCGTTACAAGTGCTGCCCACGGCTTGACGAACGCCAAAAACGGCAGCCGCATCTATCTCAACGTCAGCACCGGCGGCATGAGTTCGGGGTGGAAAACAGGCTTCACTTATATAGATGCAAACAGCTTCACTTGCTATGACACGGTTGCCGGCACTATCTCTGCTGGTTCATTGCTTGCCGCCAATACAGCACTTACTACGCTGGCGTCTGTGACGGTACCTGCTAACTACATGGGTGTCAACGGGGAGTGTGATTTCTCAGCAACCTTTGGGCTGAAGAGCGGACTTAGCAGTACAACGTGCAGCATCAACTTTGGTGCGCTCAATGTATGGGTGAATAGCCTGAGTGGTGTCTCAAATCAGCATACGTGCATTGGCAAAGTGATTAACGAGAACACCACCGCCATTCAGCGTATCAACTGCACACCTTATGGTGGCGGCACCGGTAGTACAGCCGTGGTTCCAGCAAAGGGTTCTGTTGATACCGCTATTGATGTAACGCTTGCAGTGACGGCTCAACTATCAACAGGGGCGGATTGGGTGAGCTTGGAAACGTGGAGCGCAGGCGTAACATATTCTTCGGGCACGTAAGCTATGAACATCATCTGGTCAGCGGATCGTGTTATTCGTGGGATCGACGTAACCAATGATTTCACAGTAAGCACGACGTATAACTATACCCAGCATGGCGGTACAACTGGCCCTGTTACGGACAAGGACGTATCCGCCACACAAGCAACGGGCACCACTACAGATATCGGTTTCTCGGTATCCGTAACAAATCCGCTTGGCACGGGCTACAGCATCACGAACAACTCGCCAGCTGTTGCAAGTCTAAGTGGAACAACATTTACGCCTCTGGCAAATGGCACTGTGAATTACACGGTAACAGTTCCGGGAAATGGCACAAGGGCTTACAGCGGAACAAGTGCTTTGGGCGGCTCGCCCATGACAACCTACGAAGTGAGTGGCTACACAAGCGGCTCGCTGGCAAGGCATGTCAAAGATGCAATTGTCGCTAGGCTGGCGACTACATTGCCCAGTATTACAAGCCGCACACCTTGGCTCCGTTATAGCGGCGGGACGGAATACATTGATAGCGTAGCTTCCCCAAGCAACACGAAGAATGCTTCTTGCTGGGCGAGTAACTGGGATTTCTCCGGGATTTCCTACAATCGCCATGTGCTGAGCGGTGGAGTGCAGCAAGAACGCTGGACGCTTCCGGTAACGCTGATCCACACAGGCAGCGATACGACTACACGCTTCGGCTTGGTGGCGAATCACACGCCGATCTTGCCGGGGTACAAAGTCAATTGGATGAAGCAAGACGGCAGCTTTGTGCAAGGCACTGTGCAGAGCGTGGTCAATATTGGTGGCGACCTTGATCTGGTCTATTTCACATCGAACATTGTCGGGCCTCTCCCACTGAAAACACTGGGCTCAGGCTGGGAAGCCAAGCTTCCTTGTGCCGGTGGCGGATTGAGCAATGCAGGCGGCAATGCGAATTCGACTTGCCTCTTTGTCGGTGGACTGATGTGGGACAACTCAGGCTATTCTCATGTGCGCGTAGGCAAGCTTGGAGGGCTGAACTCTTCCGGCGCGGGGATGAACACAACCTTCAATGCTGTGAATGATCCCTATCTTTACACGCTCTTTGGCAGTTATTCGTGGCCTATCTGGATTGGCGATAGTAGCGGGCCGGGGGTTCTGCCGATCAATGGTGTGCCCACACTGATAACTACGCAACACACTATAGGGGGTGGCCCCAGCATTCCTTACTACCGCACAGCCATTGACGCTGCCATGACAACACTGGCGGGCGCGAGCACAACCTTTTCAACGGTGGATCTGAGCGGATTCACGACTTTCTGAGGATGACATGGCGATGGATCAAGTTCAAACGACATCACTACCAACTGTTGGTGAAATTTCTGCCGCAACAGATCTTGCTTCCGTTCAAAAGCTTTTGGTTCGTGTTGAAACATTCAAGGCACAGCAATCGGCGCTTGAAGCAGAACATATGGGTAAGGCGGCAGAGAGCACAAATCATCTTGCGCAGACAGAATCCAAGAATTGGGATCGCAATTCGATGTGCACCCTGCTTGCGGCCTGCATCGCTGCACGCAAGCAGAACATGACGACCGTGACAAAAGAGCCAACTTTGAACGACGTGATTGACGATTCGCTTTACATGCTAGACAGAGCATTGGCGGGGATTGATTCACGGATGTCGAAGCGATGATAGTAGGATTCTCCACCGCTCTCATGGTTGCAGAAGCCGGAGAAGAGGCCTACTTCGAGGATTTCGTGCTGACTGAAAAAGGCATTTTCAAGAACGGCGAAAAGCTGGACTCGATCAGCTGGGATTTGATCGGCGCACCGTGGGATGTGGAAGATTTTGAGGCGGTTCGGCTGCATCAATTGATGCGTGGCCGAAAGCGAGACCTTGCAAGAGCTGCAAAGGTTGTAAAGTTCATCAACTTCATAGGGCGATAACATGTCCAGCAGAGATTTGAATGCTTTGAATGCAGACACCAAGCGGCTTGCTGAAGCTTTCACAGCTTCTTGTCGCAAAGCAGGTATCGACGTGCTCATCTACAACACTCTGCGCACAACAGAAGAGCAGGATATCTTGTACGCACAAGGTCGCACACAACCAGGCAACATTGTGACCAATGCGCGGGGTGGAGATAGTTGGCACAACTACGGAGCAGCATTTGACTTCGTGCCGATGCTTGTCGGAAAGCCTCAATGGAAGAATGATTCACTTTACACGAAGTGTGGAATCATCGCCGAGAGCGTCGGGCTGGAGTGGGGTGGACGCTGGCGCGGAAAGTTGCACGACAAACCGCATTGTCAATTCCGCAATGGCAAGTCTCTCGAAGATATGAAGAAAGGCGCTGGTAAGTAGCATGCCCACACCCCCCGCGATACCACTCAATTTGAAGCCCGGTGTGCAGCGAGACGGCACGGAACTGGATTGCGACGCGTACACAGCGGCCCAGTGGGTTCGCTTTATCCGTGGAGGCAGGCCTCGCAAGATTGGCGGTTGGCGAATAATCACAGGCGATCTTCAAGGCCCAAGTTCTAGTTGTCAATTGTGGTCTCAAGGCGTGTTGAACAGCTTTACCTCATTCCACCCAGCAGGGGTAGAATCTTTGTTGCTCACCAAGGACGGAGTGGGTAACGACATTATCGACAGAACCCCCAGTGGCTTTACAGCTTCCGACGACATCTGCTGGAGCTCCGACATTATGTATGATGCAGCCGCAGGCTCCGAAGCAGCGCTGATAATCGCCACCCCAACGACTTCTCTCTCCACAATTGAAAGCGAAGACGAAACCCCTATCTACTACGGTTCCGCAGTAGGTACAGACCAATTTCAAGCAATTTCTGGGATCACAACTTCGGGCTTTGTGTTGGCAGTACACCCATTCTTGTTTGTGGGGGGCTCCAATGGACTCTTACAATGGAGCAATGAAAACGAGCCTCGCAATTTTACAAGTGGTGACGCTTCGTTGGGGGGTGTTCGTATCGCAGCCAATAAGCTTGTGGCAGGCATCCGCACATTGTCTTCCAATGGGCCGGGAGCATTGATCTGGGCTCTGGATGCTTTGGTGCAAGTAAGCTACGTCGGTGGTGCTGCAATTTTCAGAGCAACCACAATTTCTACATCTACAAACATTTTGTCGTCTCGCAGTGTTGTGGAAATGGACAATGTGTACTATTGGGCTGGGGTGGACAAGTTCTGGGTGAGTGATGGCACTTCAGCAAAAGAGCTGCCCAACACCCAAAATTTGAATTGGTTCTTCGACAATTTGGATTTTACACAACGACAAAAAGTTTGGGCGACCAAGGTTCCTCGTTGGGGTGAAATTTGGTGGCACTTTCCTTCCGTTGATGGCACAGGGGAGTGTGACAAGTGTGTCATCTACAACACCCGACTCAATGTCTGGTACGACTCCGAAAGCAGCCGTGCAGCAGGCACCCCTGCGCGATTGGTGAACTACCCATTGTGGACAGCTTCCGAAGCTGTGGACGACTCATATGCTTTGTATGCGCATGAATCACAATGGGATGCGGTGGAGCGCAACGGTGTCGTCAGTGCGATCACAGCTACAGCAACAACTTCAGACATTGCAGCTCTGGGTTCAACCAGTCGAGATTCCACGCGGCTGAATCGCATAGAGCCAGACTATATTGGAGCAGGTACTTTGCGAATAGAGGTTGTGGGTCGGAAATACCCTCAAAGCACCACAACAGTATTGGCTGCCAAAGACACCACAATAGACACAGAAGTGGTTGATGTGCGCACACAAGCGAGGCATTTACAACTGAAGCTCACCAGTGCAGAACAAGGTTCTTGGTTTGAACTGGGTAAATTCAATCTTTATGAGGAGCCCGGCGACGTACGCCCGGCTGGCTAAATATGAAATACACAGACTTGCACAGAATCGGAGCACACAATTCGGGTGGAGAAGATACCGAACTGGCCTGGCTCACCCCACAAGACAGAGCTTTGTTGCATGCGCTGGGGGGTTCTGGTAGCGTGGATCCAGACACTGGGCTGCAGCACTTCAACACGGATGACAACACAGGAGATGCGCCATCAGGCCCCAGTGAAGGTGGGTGGTCAGACACTGATTTCGAAGACCAATCACACATGAACGACTACAGCACAGGTCGTAATGCTGAGCGGTCGGACAATGACCCATTCGGCAGTACTCTTGACTGGGGTAAGAATGATTACCAAGGTGTTGTACAAGACGGTCGCGGCAATGCTGTGTTGGACAGCTTCGGGAACCCTGTTGGGTATGGTGGGTACTATTCTGGTTCCGACGCGTACGGGAATAATGGCAGGGGTTACGACGCGCTGGCACAGGGCAATATGTGGAGCACAACCAACAACGGTTGGATGTCCAGAGACGAAGTAAATCAGGCAATCTTCAATGACATTAATGCAGCACTTGGTACCAACTACAACATCAACACACACTTTTTGAACAATGATTTCACAGTCTCTGCGTTCAACCCACACGGAGTTGCCAACACAACGTTCGATGAAAATGATGCAGCCACTACAGGCGGAGTTGCCAACAATGTGGGTCGTACGGATGCACTGGGCAATACGGTTTCTCGCGGCGACATGCCAGGCATTCTTTCGCAAGATATTGCGCAGTGGCAAAATGACAACCCAGGTACGAACGCATTAATGATGTTGGGGTTGTTCGCAGCTGACCCGCTTGCGGCACTGGCGTATTCTACAGCATCCAATTTGAACTCTGGGAATGTTGTGGGGGCTTTGTCTTCAGCTGCAGGTGCAGGATTCGGCACGCCTGCAGGGGCTGTGGTGGGGGCTCTCGGCAATTTAGCAAGTGGTCGCGAACAATCAGCTGCCAACAGTGTCATAAATGGCACACTCAACAGCACAGGCAATGGGTTGGGGTCTTGGATGGCTGGACAGTTGGATGCAACACCTTTCGAACAGGCTACAGCCAGCATGTTTGGCAGTGGGTTGCAAGGTGGGCTTGTGAACTCTGCGACAGGGGTTGCAGGCTTGAGCAATACAGGCTCCACAGCGCTGTCTGGCGGAAACAGTTTCTACGTGTCTGGGGATGGTGAAACACCTTCTACCCACAACACTACGCCTGCAGAAACAACGGTCGCTGAAGCAATTTTGAACCCCCAAACCCTTGCGGTTTCAACACCAAACCCATATAATGGAGGTTGGAACCCTCGTGAACCGCGCACATTTACCGGTGTTGCCGACGCAGCACATTACGGTGAGCGTAGAGGCGGGCAGTCAATGTATAGTTCGATCAATCCGGTGCGCAAGGCACAAGGTGGTCGAGTTGATTACCCGGAGCAAAATATGCACAACCCCTTGGAACGAATCCGCCAAATCGGTGCAGCACAATCCGTAGATGGTCAAGACACGGAACTCGCACACATCAACCCTGAAGAAGCTGCACTGCTGGAATATCTCGGCGGCAGTGGGCGCATGGATCCGATTACTGGGTTGCGACACTTTGATGATGGTTTCGGGATAGATGACACCACAGCAAACATTCAAGCCCTGTTGTCAGGATCTACCCCGACACCTACAAACCCCAGCTTCGTATTTGACATGCCGACTGACTATGTCAATAATGAATCTGACGACGCACAACAATTTACTTCGATGTTGCCGCAATCAGTGGCAGCCACGAATCGATTCTTACAAAACCCCGGCGAGTGGAATCGTACACATGATGGCGACATGGGTGGTCTGGACTATATCAATGCTCGTGAGATGGTTCGAGACATGGAGCGTCAAAATGCCCCTGCAGAAAGTTCCAAGTCTGCTTGGGACTATGTGACGGATGCTGCAGGCGGAGTGGGGGCCGGGTTGGCCAAGGCGCTTGGCAGCGCAGCGGCTGGGGTGGTTGCCAACCCTGTCGGCCTGTTGGCTGCCTACGGTCAATACAAGGCAAGCAAGGGTGCTCAGCGCGAAGCTCGAGACGCTCGCGACTTTGCAAGACAACAAGCAGACCCGAACTACCAAAAATCTCTTTTGCGACAAGATCCTCTGTATCGCAACTTTACAATCAATCGAACACCTCGCACGCAAAGCAATACTATCGATCCTCGCACCTATGGTGAGCGTGGCGGGCAACAACAATTCAATTCTGTTAATCCGACAGTAACACGAACTCCGGTCGCATTGGCGGGCGGGGGCTCTCCGTTGCAACGCATGGTGCAAGGCCCTGGCGGTGGGCAAGACGACTTGGTGCCTGCGCAACTCAGCCCCAATGAATATGTGATGGACTCAGATGTTGTAGCAGCCCTGGGCGACGGCAACCCAGAAGAAGGAGCTCGCAGGTTGGACAAAATGCGTGAGAATGTGCGCAAACATAAGCGCGGTACTTCTGCAAAGAAGATCCCGCCAAAGGCTCTTCCCCCTGAACAATATTTGAAGAGAGGTAAGTAAGATGGCAGACGTGTGGTCATATCTTTACAACCCCTCTGCAGCTTCTTCAAGCGGAACTACAGGCGGGGCTTCTGCAAGTGCGATGCCGGATTGGTATGTGAATTACACCCAGAACCTGCTCGCACAAGCGCAGTCTGCTGCTGAAGAACCATTCCAAGTCTACAATGGTCAGCGTGTTGCAGAATTGCAACCGCTACAGCAACAAGCTATTGACAAGACTGTAGCCAACCAAGGTTCTTGGAATCCTGCGCTGACACAAGGTCAAGCCCTGACAACACAAGGTGCTACAACCAATACGTTGAATGGCGTACCCACATTTGGCACGGGCATCAATGCATACATGAACCCCTACACGCAGAATGTCACAGACACTTTGGCGCGATTGGGCACTCGTAACTTGACCGAGAATTTGCTGCCAGCAGTTAATTCTACTTTTGTCGGTGCAGGCCAATTTGGGTCTGGTCGCAACGCAGAATTCACCAACAGAGCCCTGAGGGATGTGGGTGAAAGTACTTTGAATGCTCAATCACAAGCATTGAATACAGGGTATCAACAAGCTGCGCAAAACATGTTGGGGGATCAACAAATGCGCATCGGAGCTGCTGCGGCAGACGCTGGGCGTAATTTGCAAGGTGGCGCGCAACTAGGAGCTCTTGGTCAGTTGAGGCAACAACTCTCTGCTACTGATACGGGGGCATTGTCAGCAGCAGGACAACAACAACAAAATCAGCTGCAATCCAACTTGTCAACAGCCTACAATGACTTCCTGGAGCAGCGCAATTACCCGATGAACGCGGTGTCATTCATGAACAGCGCCCTGAATGGTGTGCCGACAGGAGCCTCTCAACTCTTCTCCAACACTGAAGCATCTACCAAAGTACCTGCCTCTACCACTTCTCCGCTGGCCAGCATGGTTCAAGCAGGTGGTAGTGCAGGCATCCTCAGCAAACTTTTGTCGGGGTCATAATGCCTTCTCCGCTCGAATCGTTGTCAAACACACCAATCAAGCCTGGGCAATCTGGGCAAGAGTGGTTGCAAACCATGTTGTCAGACAGAATTGCTTCTCAGCAATCTCGTCTTCGAGATGTGCGTGCTCGCAACGCAGATACTTCAGCTGGATTGTACACCCCACCATCCGAAGAAGAGACCGCAGGCTTTGAACAAGCTGCTCGTGCAGCTGCTCTTGCTGCAATGTCGGGACAAGGCACTTTTGGATCTTCTTTGGCAGCAGCCAATTCAACATATCTTGGGTTGAAAAAGGCTGAGCAAGATGCGCAACGACTTGCCAAAGAGAAGTCTGCACAAGTAATGTACCCAGCACAACTTCGAGAAGAAGCCTCTGTAGAAGGTTCTTTGAACGCAGCTCTGGCAGCGGCTGCCAGGTTGCGCACGGGTGCAAATGCACAACAGGCTTCTAGGTTCAAGGTTGTGCCCAACAGGGGGCTTGTAGACACCCAGGCCGAAGGCGGCCCTCAAGTAGTGTTGGAAACAAACAATTTGCCAGCGCTGACAGTGCAACTGCAACGCACAATTTCTCAGCGAGCCAATGGATTGAATTTCAACACGGCAGAAGAGAAAGAAGCTTGGATTCGACAACAGCTTTCTACAGCGCTCGCCAAGCTCAAAGGTCTCATGCCAGGGTTGCCTCAAGACGAAGCAGATTCCGCACCTCAGGGCTCCGCACCTCAGGGCTCCGCACCTCAGGGCTCCGCACCTCAGGGCTCCGCACCTCAGGGCTCCGCACCTCAGGGCTCCGCACCTCAGGGCTCCGCACCTCAGGGTTCTTACACTCCGATAGAGCCTGTAGGAGTGTCCAAGTTTGGCGAATTCATTCAGCCGGTGCAGACAGCCACAGCTCAAAATGCTGTCGGTTCTGTAAAAAATGCGGGGCAAGATAAAGTGCGTACGCAATCAATGATTGAAGCCAATAAGCAAGCCGCTAAAGCTTTTGAAGACAAAGTATCTCCGTTGCAAACGTCGGGCGAAGCGATGTTGCAACAGCTGAACATGTTGCAACGCATGCCGGTGCCTTGGGGTGCTGCCAAGAGCATTGCGGTACAGACGCTCGGCCCGGTATCAGACGCCTTGAAGGCCATGGGTGTTGGGGATGGGGGTGAGTTGTTGAAGCGGTCTGTGGAGTTGAATTCTGCAAAGCCTATTCTTGAAGGTATGGCCAACGCTTTGCTGCTGCAAGCCAAAGGTGTGCAAACTGAGGGTGATTATCAACGCGCCAAGAACCAAGGCCCGTCACTCACGCAGCCAAAAGAAGCGGCAGAATATACTATTCGCATGGGCAAGGCAATTGCAAGCCGTTCGCTGGATAAAGCGCAATTCTATTCTTTGTATGCACAAGGCAATGAGGGTAGTTACCTGGGGGCTGACACCAGGTGGACAGATCTTGTAAAGACGACACCACTGTTCGCCAAGAATAGTCGTGGTCAAGTAGTGTTTGAAAATGAGTTCTTGGGCAAGTATAAAGAATTGCACCCGAAAGCCTCTGAAGCAGAAGCGCGGGCAGCGTGGCGCGAGGCTGCAAAATGAGCAAGAGTATTCTAGACCTTGTGGACACCACAACGCCGGGGTTTGATACTGGGCGTGCTCGCGAACTCAAGAAGTTCAACAAGGCTGTGGATGTTCTGGAATCCACACTCCCACAGGATACCCCTGAAAAAGACACCACGGAAGGCATGTCTACTTCGCAGAAAGTGTTGGCAGGAGCTGGTAAAGCTCTGTCAGACACAGCACTCGGGGTTCGTCAATTGCTGACACGAGACCCTGCTAAAAGTGCTGCTTTGTTGCAAGAGATTCGCGATCGTAAAGTGCGAGACAAATCGTTGATGTCTTCCGGGGCTGGTATGGTGGGGGCTGTCATCCCACAAGCAGCTGCAACAGCTGTATTGGGGGGTGTAAAGGTGTTGCCAGACATTGCGCTGAATGCTGCCATTGGCGCTGTGCAGCCTGCCGAAGATTCGACAGACCGCACAATGAACACAGTTGCGGGGGGTGTCGGG